TTACTTGGTCGGCGTGACCTTTTTGCCGATCCTCTTGCGGATGTAGTTCTCTGTCATAACGACAGTTGTGTGCCCAAGTTGGTCGCGAGCCTGCAGGATGTCACCGCTGGATTCTGCTTTGTCGGTGCCAGCTTTTGCGCGCAGATCGCGCATCTGAAAGTCCCCTTTCTCAACACCAGCCGCCTCACGGGCCGCGTCAAACCTACCTCGCAACATGCTGCTGGTCATTGGCTGCCCGTTATCCATAACGATGAGCCTGCTAGTGCGGATCTTGTGCCCGTCCTTCCTGGTCATGATTCGATCAATCACCACCTTCAGCTCCCCGGTTATCTCAATCCTCCTTTTTGCATTCGTCTTGCCTTGCTTCACGGACAGCCTATTGTCGCGGATATCTCGCTCATCCATTTTCAGGGTGTCCGCGATGCGCTGACCGGTCAGATAGAACAGATCAAGTGCATCCCGTAGCGGCTGCTCGGCGTGCTGGTACACCAGGGCGAACATCTCATCCTCGATGTATTGATCGCGACCCGATTCCTTGTGTCCCTTCACGCCGGCGCACGGGTTGGCCAAGGCCGTATAGCCGCTGCTCCGGGCAAAGTTCCAGATGGCGCTAAGTAACGCCTTCTCGCGATTGGCGCGCACTGGCGCCGTCTTGCCGCGCTGGCGCAGGTACTGTACGACGTGTTGAGGCTCGATCGCTTCCAGTGGTGCCGGCGGATCGTCGAAGAACTTCAACAGTTGCTTCAGCTCTCTGGCGTTATCCTTCTGCGTCGCTAATCCTTTGGTGGGCACCACCTCGAGCATGTAGATGTTCGCAACGTAGGCAAAAGTGAGTACGTCCTGTACCAAGGCCGAGGACACGCGGCTCTTCTCGAGCTTCGCGTACTCCACGATAGCCATTCCGTAATCGCTGCCCAGGGCGATCTCTTTTCTGGGCGTGCCTCCGAGGTCGTAGTAGTAATAGATTGTCCCGCTGCGCTGCTTGCGCTTCCTGAGGCGTGTGACGCTATCAGGGTTTGTTGGCTTCCTTCCCATTTAACTCACCAGGCGTGGCTGCCATTTTGGTTTTTCTGCTGATGCTGCGACCGGTTCGCCGGTAAGGGCGTTGGCGATGACGCAAGGCCAACCGCTGCGCTTGATGGTGTGCCGAATACCGTTTCTTTTCAGAACCTGAACCTGGCCGGCTTTCGTTTTTGCGCCTGTGAGCGTGCAAACTTCCTCGTGCGATAGAAAATGAATATCCATGCCTACCTCCCGCCGCCAGCTGTAGGGCGCGCCGCCTTGATGATGTGGATGACCATGCCGAAAGTGATCAGCAGCCAGATGCAGGTGCCTGCAAAGGCGCCGAGGATATTTTCCGATTCGCCATCCATGAGCAGGCAGGGGCCGATCCAAAAGAACCAGCAGGCCGTGGCTGACACGTAGAGCAGAACGACCAGCATCAGCAGGGTGAGTTTTATTGCGTACATGTGTTGTCCTTGCCGCGCTGGGCGGCAGTAGGTGGGTTAGGAGGGGAGCAGGCCTTTGGCCTTCGCTTCTGCCAGGCACTGCGCTCGGAACTGCCGAGCGGACTCCGTGGCCTGCTGCTTTGTGGATGCCTTCCAGGTCGGACCGATTTGCACAAACTTCCCGCGCAGCTTTCCGCACCAGTGATTGACGAAATTGCCGTTTTCGATCTGGCTGATGATTCCCGCGGTGGCTTTCGGCGCTGTCGCGTAATCGACCAGTTTTTGTTCGTACGTTAATTCGGGCATGGGAATACCTCGCCCGCCGCTCACCGGCGGGCACATAGGGGAATGGAGTGCTGGCTATCTGCCCGGATTCACGGGGCTTTCGTTGAGGTGTACAAGTTTGTTGATTCGTTTAGTCTTCCGGAGGGCTCGTGTCACACAACCTCGATGCTCCGATTGCTCACGCATATCGGGGTCACACGCTATTCATCAAGTTCGAATGGAAGCGACCTAACGACGGTGCGCCTACAGCCGTCAGGATCATCGAGCCGGCACCCATTAATGGCCTTGGGCAAGTCGCCGCTGAGCTTTCAGGGCCGTGGGCTGATTATCCTGCGGCGCTGGATGATGCGATGACTGCTGCTGAGCGCTGGGTTGATAGTCAATTACCCTGATGCCGCTCACCGGCAGGCATGTAGGGGGATTGGGGTTAGGAGTTGACCTTGATGCCTGTCGCTTCAATTGCCGATGTGATGCGGTCCATGGCGAAGTTGTAGCCGCAATCGAAGTTGTCACCAGCGCGACCCGGCCAAGCCTTGAGCGCATCGGAAAGGCCATCATCTGGAAGGTCCACCACTAGGGTTTCGCGGGATCGTTTGAACCAGTACCAGGCCCGGGCAACACGCGGCACGCTGTAGCTGTCGCCCAGGCGCTGCAGCTTGATGAATGCCACGGGCATCTTGCCGTTGTCATCGCTGAACGCCTGCTCGAACTGATCTTGCATTGTCTGTGTCATGGCCTGGGCCCTCGGTAGATGAAGACGTAGGCGAACCAGAGGGTGGCGATCATGGCGTCACCCGCTTGAACTCGACCACCCAGACCCACGGGTTGTCCTCCCAGTCGCCGCCGGCTTTTTGCCAAAGGTTGGCGAACGCCCATGTGGCCGTTCCCAGGCACTCGTCCGCACTGGATGTCTTGTCCCACATCCATCCATTACGCTGCGGGTGATGCGCTTCAGGCGCCGGGCAGTCACCAACCTCAGTCCAACCGCTGCCGGTATGCCCGCACTTGCGGCCGTAGTTGGTGAAGAAGCAGCCCTCTGCCTTGGCCTGGTCCTCGCTGATGTCCTGCAACCGCTCGACGCGCACGGCGGTGATCTCCAGCAGGATGCGGCAGGCGGCGCGGGGCATGTGGATGCTGGGTTTGTACTTCAAACCGAAGTCTTTCCTTGCCTCGTCGCTGTGTGATCCAGGGCGGCAGTCGGCAGCGTAGGTGTAGTGCTGGAGTGGACCGTCCGGTTCTGGTCGATGCTCGACACCGGTGCCGCGCAGGTCGATGAAGGTCTCGCGCACCCACAGTCGGTCGCCGGGCTTGCCGTAGGGGCAGAGGCTGTTCGCCGGGTATGCGACGTATTCGGGTGTGAAGTCTTCCAGCCATTTCAATCCCGCGCCTTTCACCAGCCGCCGTGTGACCGTCTTCCGGCCTTCCAGGATGGCGCGCACCATCGGGGCCGAGAACAGGATGGGGCGTTCTTTAATTGCGGTCATGGATTCACTCCGTGCCCATCAGATAAGTGGGCTCAGTTGCTTCAGCCAGCCAATCGCGCAGGCACCCACATTCAGCGTGCGGCGGATCTTCATCAGTCCACTGCCGGTCGAGCATGGTTTCGCTGGTCAGCTCGACATCCCAATCCTCATAGTCGGCCGGGTCGTCGCCGTTCATCTCTGCCAGCACACGCCGGGCTTCGTCTTCGCTGGTTGCCGCTACCCAGTCTTGATCGCCGACGCTGTAGCAGCGCAGATCAGGGCGTGCAGGTTGGGGGCCGTTCAGTTCGAATTCAGCGCTTTGGTTTTCTGTGGTCATGACTTCGTCCTTGCCGCTATAGCGGCTGACTTTGAAGGGAGAGTGGTTACGGGTTTTGCGGGTGGAGTACGGATGTACTCCTTTCAGGTCTTGGCTGACTCGGCCTTCTTGGCCTGCCGAGCCTTGAAGCGATCGTAAGGCCCGCCTGGAAGAGAGGCGATGGCGTTAGCCGCTTTGATAAGCAGGTTGCCCTGCTTCTCCAGTGCCTTCGGTATGAAGTGTTTGAAGCGGCTGCCGGCCGGGTAATAGGTGTCGTAGGCCAAGCGGCTACAGAGCGTCGAAGCCTCGTCAAGTCCGCAGCTGCGGCCATAGGCAATCAGGCCGCCCCGATCTTCCTGGATGGTCGACACCGCTACCGGCGCCGGCGCGGGGCGGTCGTAAAGATTTCGCACTTCATATTGGCGCGGGTCGAAATACCAGGTTGATGGCGGCATGTCGGTGAGGCGCCATTGCGTGCCTTCACCCTCTCGATAGCGCCACGCTACCGCCTCGCCCTGGTGCTGCTTCATCGTTTCGATCTGTTCGTCACGCTTGTTGAGCAGCTGCTGCAGGGCGTCACGCTCGGCGGTGACACGGTCGAAGTCTGAGGCCAGCACGACCAAGCGCTCGTCCGTCCCCATCCGGCGACCTGGCAAGTCCAAGAACATCCCGTGCCAATCAGCTTGATATCGCTTCACTTCGCTCATACAGCCTCCCTCGTTACCAGATCATGGGCATTCACAACCGTCATGCCGAGGCGTTCGGCGATCAGGACTTCCAGGCGGGCACCCTTTGAATGCTCCCAACCGGGCAGGGTGGCCACGGTGTCGCAGTCCATCAGTGCGGCAATGTCGCGGCGCATGCAGTCGTTCCAGGTGCCGCCGTCGGGGTTGAGTTCGGCGGGGTTGGTGACGGTGTGGCCGCCGGCGCGCAGGTTGGTGGTCATTGCGTGGAAGGCGGCGAAGTTGAGACCGGGCAGGCCGGTCATGGGGCCGCTCAGGTAAATCCGTTTCACGGGGGATCCTTGCCGGGCCATGCCCGGGCAGTGGAGTGGTGACATTTCTGGGATCAGCTACAGTTGGCTTGGCCATTCACAAGGAGCATCAGAAAATGACTTGCTTGATTTGCAAAAAGCCCGCTCAGAACATTCAGACCATTGGCGATTTCGATGAACTGAAATGCTCTGATGGGTGTGGTCACTACAGAGCCTCAGGAACGCTAATCGCGTCTTTGAGGGCTTCAGGGAGGTCTTTGGACGTGCAGCAGACAAGGCAGTGGCTGGCGGCGCACCGGGTAACCGAGCCCGCGCCAATCATCACTTCCTCGACTGCAATCTACGCTTGAAGCTGGATTAGCAGGCGCCGCCCGATCCAGCGAACCACGGTGACAGCCTTGCTGTTGCCGATCGCCTTGTAGCGCGGGCCGTCCGGGCATTCCTCGGCAGGCTTGCCGCGCCAAGGGATCAGCGTGTAATCGTCGGCCATGCCCTGAAGGCGCTCGCACTCGACGGGAGTGAGGCGGCGCACGGCCGTGTCACCCACCAGCATGGAAATCTCCGTCGCTGGATTGCTGTTGTTACGCATGTTTCCGGAGCGAAGGGTTGGCGAAATATCAGCGACTAAAGGCGCGGCGCGCGACCTGTCGGCGCTAGTGGTGAGTGGCCTGGATACATCTGAGGCGGAGAATGTTCCCTCCTTGTAATCGTCAGCCACGAAGCTCTGCACAAAGAACGTCTCGCTTTCGATGTCGAGCCGGCTGTCCTTGGCGGTGAGGGTTGCTGCGCGCTCGATCGAGCCGCCCAGGCTATGGCCGCCGAACGCCGGGATGCCGCCAAACATATCGACTGCCGGCCCCTCGTCGCCTTCGCAGTTGGCGCAGCCATACGGGCCTAAGTATTCGTCGAAGACGTATCCACATCCGCACTGGAGTGCAGGGCCGAAAGGAGCTGTTCCGGTAACGTCTTGCCCCTCGCCTCGGCGCGGCGCAGTATCCCGGCGCACGCCTTCGCGCTCAAAAAGTACCTCGGCGGGATCGAACCCGTCTCGAGCACTTGCGACAACGAACACACGACGGCGTCGTTGGGCCAGACCGAAATATTGGGCGTCCAGGACCCGCCACGAGATTGTTCTTTTGGGTCCATACACACAACCAGCGTCCTGCCATTTCTTCCCTGGAGGCTGCAGCTCGCAGTCTTCCCCAGCAAGCGCGCCAAGAAAGCATCCGAAGGCGTTCCCTTTGTCACTGAGGACGCCGGGGACGTTCTCCCAGACGATGACACTGGCGGGCTTTCGCTGGCCGGCGCGAACATAGTCAACTGCATCTGCAAGCTCCACGTATTTGATGGTGAGGGCGCCGCGCGGGTCGGTGAGGCCTTCGCGCATACCGGCTACCGAGAAGGCCTGGCATGGGGTACCGCCAACCAGCACGTCCGGCGCCGGGATCTTTCCGACCAGCACCAGTGCGGCCAGCTTGGTCATGTCGCCGTGGTTCGGCACGTTGGGGTAGTGGTGGGCCAGGACCGCCGAGGGGAACGGCTCAATCTCGGCGAACCAGGCGGCGCGCATGCCCAGCGGGTGCCATGCCTGGGTAGCGGCTTTGATGCCGCTGCACACAGAGCCGTAGGTGATGGTCATGGATGATCCTTCCAAATGGAGTGATTGAACGGCCATAAATATGGGGTGCACCTATGGCGATGGGAAGGATTTATGGGTAGGGTTGGACCGTGCACCTAAAGATAGGGGCGACCAGAGGACGGCCTCTGGAGTGGGGTTGCTTATGGGTTTAAAGGGAGTTAGTGATGGTTGACGCTGAAGATATTGAATCTGAAGTTCCAAATAGACATGGCGAAAAATTGCTGCGGTTCGGCAATGGCATTACCAATTTAGATCAAGTGGCTCAAGTTGATAGAGTCGAGGATGGTGATCGGAACTCAATTGTGATTCTGTTTGCAAATGGGATCGAGCGTGAATTCAAATATCCCAACAGAACAAGGCTTGAACAGAATTGGCAGATATTTCTGCACTGTGTTGAGAACAATCTTTATTCCGTTAAGCCGACCCCAGATTTCTTCAGAAGATGGGATAAGCACACCGAGCAAGCAATACTGGCCGAAAGGAATGCCTATCAATAGGAGGGGGTCTAGGGCTCCAGCGCTAGTCAGGCCGCCCTGCTCTCCTGCTTCGGCGGCCACTCCGTAAATCCAACCTTCGGCGCCTTGGTCTTCGGATTAATGACTGGTTCGCCTTGGGCGTCGACCAGCGTGCGTTTTGCCTTTATCCGCATGTCACGGCATTTGCCGCCCTTATGCGCAAGCTCAATGAAGTGCTCTGCATACTGCGGTGCGTCGAAAAGCGGGCTAAGTTGCTTCACCCTGACCCCCCCCATGATCTGTTCGGCCTTATGGGTGACCTTGAGCAGCCAGTCGTCAATCGAAAGCTCAATTTTGTGGCCGGGGCGCTTTGGGTCGGGCCTGGTCGTTTTGACCGTCTTCCTGGCCTCGGCCATGGCGACATCGAGGGTCATTCCAAACACTGCAAAGGTGCTCATGGGTTATCTCCAAGCGTGCGCCTGCCTCGCCGGCTGGCGTGATTCGTTGATATGGGGTATTTGTGGTCAGCAAGGCACTGAGGCCGTGGCGACTGAAAGGGGATTAAGTTGAAAACAATTTCCGAATTGATCAAGGACCCAGAATTTTGTGGTGAAATTTTTAACGCATTCGGGACTGTGATCGAGGGTGTAACTTCTAGCCTTAGTTCCTCCGACAGATTGCAGCAACGTGATTTAGGCGATGGTATAGTTCCTTATGGCCCTCAGAAGAAAAATGGCGGCCATAATCATAAGTACAACAAGGGCGAGGATAGAACTCCAGACCAGAAAGCTGCGGACATCGGACGCAAAAAGCCCTGATGCTTTTCCGGCCAAAGTGATCAGGCCGACGCGCTATAGACCATCGTGACGGCTGGCGACAATCTGTTTTGGGATGGGGTATTACGGGTGACCGGCATCGAGCCGGATCAAGGAGGTAGGTGTGCGTGAGTACAACTACGAAGCAGGGGTTCGTGATCTTCAAATCGCGAAAGATGAAGCGGCGGTAGCGGCGGAAGACTTCTACGAGAAAAACTGGCCATTCCAGACCGACGAGATAGCCGCTCAGTACGGGGAGCTGCAGTTCACGGCGGTCACTATGCTTGCTGAGTTCGAACAGTTCATGCAGCAGGGCAGCATCAAGCGTGCGCGCTGATGCTCCTCAAGGCGTGTTGCTTGTTCCGCAGTTCCGACAGTCTTCCCGATAGCGCTGGGCGTCGCTGATGAACCGGCCGCAGCCATCGCAATTGAACATCATCATTTTTGGCCTCTTCGGCTTGGCCAACTTGATGCCGGTGCCGCGCAGGGCGTCTTTGATATTTACGTCGTCGCGTTCAACAAGGCGTCGGGCGTGGGCGTCGATGTAGGGTTTGGGCCAGACCACTGCGCCTGATTGACCGAGCTTTTCAATCCAGGTGACTGTGTGGGCCCTCGGCACCACGACAGCCTTCAACAGATCGCTGGTAAATACTCCGTCCTCACAAAGCCAAATCAGGTTGTTGCCGTTCCAGCACTGCGGCTTCTGGATGTAGAACTCATCTGCGTCTGGGTGCTGTTCCAGAGCTTCGCTCAACGTCACGTACTGGCAGTCAACACCAACCCGAGCCCTGGCATCCACGTAGGCCTTGGGCCAAGGGATGTCGGTGTCACGGTGATCGCAAGCGCCATCCCGAGTGAAAACCTGGGCCTTGGCCAAGTCGGTGACATACCCGGAGCCACCAAAGCCCCAGAACGACAACCCGTCGCCGACGTAGGCGTTGCTGCGGCTGTCTTGCAGGTAGAAATGATCGTCCATGGATTATCTCCAGTCAGGCGCCGCCCTCCGTATCCGGTGGTGGCAATTTGGTTTGGGTTGGGGTATTAGTTCCGAGCAATCAACTACTCGCGAGGAAGGCATGTATCCCCACATTGAAGAGCACGAACTCCATACGCTCGACTACCGTTTTTATTGGGACTTTATTCTGATAAGCCATACAGAAGATGAAGTGGGAATTTTGACTTTGTCCTGGCCAAAGGAAAAAGGGAACGAGTTCTGGCCAATGCGGGTTTTAGTAGAAAATCCGGAAAATTATGAATCCATTTTGAGAGTTTCTGCTCGGATCGTCTCGCTTAGAGAGAAGCAACTAAGGGGGTAGGACTCAGAATCTCATCACCCGGATCCTGCCGAATCATCAGCAGGCTCTCTCTTTGAAATTCACGCGCCACGTTTTCGCTAATCACGATTTCGTTGCGCGAACGAAGCGCCTCACGTGCGCCTTCAGGTCCGAGCGAGTGAACGTAGCGTAGCGCGCCGGACATGACTGACGCCTGTTCGGTGTCCTCAGTCCAGGCCATGAGCTCGGCAAGCATCTGCTTTTCGCCCTGGCGGACACGATGCCGCAGCTCTTCCTCGCCAAGCTCCCTGCGTTTCGCCGCGCTCTTTGCAGATCGCTGCTGTTGGGTTGCAGCCATGGCCTACCTCTTCTATTCCGCTGGCCGGCAGTGCGAGCCAGGTTTGACGTTTGCGTTGCTGGGTGCGGGCTACGCGGCGCATGAATCGACCTTCACCTGGTTCCAGGCGCCGACGGCTTCGAAGATCCGCGCGGCGTGCGCCTCATCCAGCGACATCACCTCGGGAATGGCGATCCAGCCTGAAGCCACCATCTGGCTTTGATTCGCCTCGTCGCGCAGCTTCTTGTAGCAATGCTCGATCACGTCTTCCACGTGGTCGGAGAGGTAGACTCCATCGGGCGCCACCTCCACTGACTTGCTGTAGCGGTCACCGCGGGCGTCGATGCAGAGCGTGCTGAGGTAGATCGTCCACCGGTGCGGGATACCGCAGACGGCCTGGCCAATCTTCCCAGGTGCAATGTTCCTCAGCGACTTGTAGTTGATCATGCCCTGGCGGCCGCTGGGGTCGATGTTCACCACCGCGACGTGGTTGGTAGCCAGCAGCGACCGGCAAGACCGGTCAATGCGGGCTTTGAAGTTGTGGGGTTTGCGCTTGCTCATAATGCCTCCGCGAGTTTGCGCAGCGCCTTACGCTCGTCCCGCGTGATGGGCGGCTTGCGACGCTTGAGGATGGTTGTCGGGCCGATGAATTCCGAACGCTTTGCCGGATCTGGATTGATCGCCGGGCTCTCGCCGATTGTGATCTTCCCGCCGGCGGCCAAGTGCCGGCGAACCTGACTGGAAAGCTCCAGCGCCTTCTCGCGCCGGAACTCGATATCTGATCTGAGGTTGCTGATCATGCTGCCGCCTTGCCGAGTGTCACCCCGGCCATGCTGAAGTTTGCACCCTGCGCTGCGACCATCGCGTCGAGCGCTTCCCAGTTGACCAAAAGCAGAGTGACCGGCGCCTGACCATATGCCACCGCTTTGATCAGTGCCTCGAAGTCCGTCACGCTGGCCTGCAGAGCTACCTGCTCGACCACGTGGCTCGTTACTGGCTTAGTAGCCTGGGCGACGGGTGCCGCTGTCTGAACTGGCGTGGCGCGGACTGGCTCGGGCGCCGCCACTTTCTCCACGACCGGCTCTGGCTTGATGGTTGCCAGCCGCTGGGCTTCCTGCTCTTCGGCGATGCGCTTCGCTTCGGCCTTTACCTTCTCCGCCTTCTGGTGTTCGGAGATTCGGAATTTGATCAGCATCACCAGGTCATCATTGGCCTTGGTCACCAGCTGCTGCACGTCGTTGAACAGGAAGGCGTAATCAACGGCGAGCTCCGCCAGACTGGTCAGGTTCAAACGGATGCTGTCGGCTGCCTGGCTTGCATCAATCTTTGCCCGGGCGAGCTCGGTATCTACTGCGTCCTGAAGGCTGGCGATAGTGCGCTTGTTCTTCATGGCGCCGGCGAAGTCCGAAACAACATGAGGCAGCGTGACTTTGCCGAGGGTCTTGTTGATTGCGGCGATGTGGTCCGCCAGGGCGAGTTCCGCCTTTTGCTTGATGGCGGTCTTCACCAGCAGCTCTTGAGCTTTCACCAGCTTGTCGACCTTCAGGCGGGTCTCGCGGGCATGAGCACTGATGCGATCCAGCGATGAAAACAACTCATCGATGCTTTGGGTTTGCGACAGGGCCTGTTTCTTGGCGACGGCGATAGCCTCTTCAACATCGCCGCACCATTTGACTGCCTTCTTCGCATCAGCGAAGTCCTGGTCGGTGGAGAGTGTGGTTTTCACCGAATCGATGACGGCCAGGGCCGAGTCTTCAAATACCTTCAGGTTGCTGGCAGTGACCATGCCGGTCAGCTCGATGCGTAGGGCTGGCAGCTCATCAGGTGCCTTGCCGACGACGATTGAAGGCGCGTCGGCCATCTCGAAGTTGGCCAGGTCTGCCTCGAACTGTTTCCATCCTTCGATCAACTGGGCCGCTCGGCCGGCGACGGGCCGGTACTCCATGTGCACGAAGTTCTCCGGCGTGCCGTCCGAGCAAACAAAGATCACCCGCTCAGCGCCGCTGACCAAGAGTTGCTGCTCAAGCTGCCAGTAGTAGTGCGGAGCCAGTTCGCCGGCTTTCACCTGGGCCACGACCGACTCATTCCACAACTTGTGCTCGAACAGGGTCTCGCCGAGCATCGTGGCGCCGTCCATGGAAGCCAGCAGGTTGCCCTCGGTCGCGACGATCGGATACAGCTCTTCGCCGATCAACGCTTCAGTCAGTGGGCGGGCCAGGGCTTCAGTAGCGTGGCCCTTGTCGAAGATGAACTGCTGAGACGGCGTGACATCGGGCGTGATGCCGGTCTTTTTGGCTGCCAGTAGGTCTGTGCGGGTTTGGTACTTCGAGGCGCCCATCATTGCCGGGGCTTCGGAGGCGGTGCGGAACTTGGCGCGAAGGGCAAGCCACTCGGCGGAGCCTTGAGCTACGTTGTGAATTTTCATGCTGAATCTCCATCGAGGGCTTTGAGGTTGGTGATTTTTTCAATCTGCGCCGGGCTCAGCGTGTACTTGCTGCTGATGGTCGCAATGAGGTGTTCGGGGCTGGTGCGGTTCGAGTCGATCAATGGCTGCCACTTCACGATGTTCTCGGTCAGCAGTTCGTCGGAGTAGGCGGGCAGCGCTTCCGGTTCAGGCTGGGCTTGCTGTCGTGGGCTGACATCGCGCGCCGGCTCCTCGAATGCTTTGCCTTCCATCTCGTCGGCCGTTGGCGCTGATCCGACTTCAGGGAAAGCTTTGCGCAGGGCCTGAGCCTCGGCGCACTTGGCGAGCTGGGCAAATGCTCGACGCTTCCACATGGCGTTGGGTGCCGCGGTATCCTTGCTAGACGTCGCGTAGTTTTCAAGCCAGCGCTCATTGGCCGTGTATTCGGCAACCAGGCCGTTGCTCATCTGCCGCTTAACGGTCACGCGGCACCACTCGGGATACGTGACTTCTACGCCGCTCAGCTTCGCCGTTATTGGAGGGCCATATTCAGGCTCGCTGATTCCGGCGTACTGGCCGGTGCGCGCCGCCTGGATACGGTACAGGCCGATGCCAGGCATCACAGTGTCCTGCATCTTTTTCGTCTTCGAGTTCCAGATCGGGACGATGTGGACCGGTTTCAACATTGGGTCCAGGTGAGCGGCCTGGCAGTAAGCCAACACCATTACTACAGAGTTCTTTTCTGCGCCGGGGTAGAGGCTGCTGCTCAGTACTTCAACGAGCGCGGCTTCCGACATCGCAGGCGTGTTGTCGTCCTGCTTCATTACTGCGGACATGGGGGATCCTTGCCGCGATGCTCGCAGCGATTGAAGGTGTTGGTTATTGAGTGATTCGATCAGCGAGGGCGCTGAGCAACATCAGAAAGGTGCAGACGGAGAGTGCAGAGAAGGAGCCGCGCCAGATGAGTAGGCGCCGGGTGCGCTGGTGGGTGGTCACGACCGAACCCTCACCGCAATTCGACCGCCCTTCATGGTCGCCGCCAGGCGCTTCGGCAAGGTGGCCACGGCACGCTCACGCGGCTGGCCGATCACTTCATTGAAGGGAAGGCCAAAGCCCAGCATGATCAGCTTCGACTCAACTTCGTCGAGCGGCTCGTCGATCAGCGATTTAACCAGTGCAGTGCTCATGCGGCCTCCTTGCGGTGCCTGGTGATTTTCAGCAGGCGCTGGCAGTAGTGGTTGAATTCTTCGACGGTGATCGCGTCGCCGGTGAGCATGTTGGTGATCATCCGCACCACCACCGCCTGGGCGCCGGGCTCGCTGGCGGGATGCTCCAGGGCTTCTAGCGCCTCATCGATCAGGATGTGCGGGCTCATAGATCGGCATCCACATCGTCTTCGCGCTCTTCCCGTTCCGCTGCTACAGCGTCTTCGGCGTAGGGCCTCAACAGCGCCACGGCAATCTTCTCGACCGACTCAATAGGCCGTTGCTGACCCAGCAGGTCGGCTGCGTGAGCCCTGGCATCGCTCTGGCTGCCGAGCATTGCCGATAGCAGCAGGCGGGCAAACGAATCGCGCTGGTCCAGGCCGTCGATCTGGCGCTGGTTCAGATGGCCTTGCAGGACAGTGCAGAACCGGTCGAACGTCACCACCTGCAGCTGGCCGTAGCGCCGCTTCCACTTGATGTCGACGCCGCACACCAGGCGCTCCGCCGAATGCTCAAGCCAGTCAGTCACCTCGTCGCTCTCGCGGACATCTGGAGGCAACTGAGCGTCGTAATGCTCCTGGCATATCTTCAATGCTGCGTTCATGCTCGCCTCCAGGCTGGCGGGTCAGTCGTGGTAGATGGTAACTCGGTCGATGCTGTGCACTTCCATCACATCGATGTGTTCAAGCTCTTCGATGGTCTCGACGAACTCATCAAGGTTGCCGTTTCGGTCGAGAGTGACGATTGCCCACTCAGTTACGAGGCGAGTGATCTTCGCTTTGACTCGGCGAGGCTTTGCGGAATCGCTCATGGCGACCTCCAGTGTTTGGGGTTACGCGGTGGCTTTGGCGATTGCGGCTTTTGCCAAATCCCGAATCTCATCAACGGTGATTTGAAGGGCCTCTTGCGAAGTGCAGGAGCCAGTGCATGGCCCGCATCCACAGTCATGTGGTCGAGCAATGCGCTCAAGCGCCTTAAACAGATCCGGCGCGGCGGCTATCAGCTTGGCGTTGGCCCATTGCATCTCTGGCCGCCTGCCAAAGAGCACGTCTCCAGCACTAACGGCGTTCAGGGCGTCCGCAACCACGCATCGTCCAGCTGAGATAGAAATCTGGCCGGAACCTTCGACCACGCCGTTAATATTCCACGGCCCCGGTGTGTGCTTCGTTTCCATGACTCTCTCCATTCGTTGGTTCACCTGTATTCGTCAACACTCATGCCTCCCGCTGGTTGCCGATGGGCGCGGGGGAGGAGTGCTGACGTAATAGAGGTGGGGAGGGGGGCTGACTTAAAACTGCTAAATCTGTGGCGGTGGGCTACTATTTTTCCAAACACCAAAAAGGACAGGGACGTGAAAAAAATTTTTCGGAAGGTGATTGCTGGTGGATTGCTAGCTTTAGGCGCTACTTTGCTCCCAGCGTCGGGATTTGCTGCCGGAAGCAGTCAGTCAGTAGATAACGCGTTCATGCTTTGCCGAATGCTTGATAGCACCAACATGTTGTCAGAGCCGTGCGACGTTTCTGGCTGGGGCAGCAGCGTGGATATCTCGGTGGATATGACTGCAGCGGAGGCCAGGAAACTATGCCCTTCGATCAAGGATATGCTCACGAAAAAAAGCATCACTTTTGATAAAGGCTGGACAATGAAAATTAAGTCCCCCTACAGCGGTGACAAAGCTATTGCGACATGCCAGCTTTGAAGTGATCTTTTCGTTGTCATTCCGGAGTGCCTTCTCGAAGGCACTCAGCTCATACAGCAAATCCAGCGCACTCAGCCCGACGCACCATCCGTATCTGAGCCATTCGCCTTTCCGGCGCCCGGCGATCACGACGCAGCGAGTCGTCACTGATCATCGAGTGCATTGCGATCAGCGCCACCAGCACGAAGCACACCGGCGTGATGATCTGGCGTTTCATCGCCTCAGCCACCAAAGCAGTGCGCTTCGTCACGCCCAGCTTGAACATCGCATTGGTCAGGCGCTTCTTGACGGTGCCTGCTTCAATGCCTGCTTCCCGGGCAATCTCTTTCGAGGTGAAGCCCTGGGCAATCCAAAGCAGGAACTGAAGCTCTCGCGGCGCCAGGCCACGTCCGAGGTGGCCTTTCCATCCGCCGTTGATGATTGTTGCTTCCATCTTGGTAACCCTCGGTTGGTTTCCCGTTAGTCCCTGCTGCCAAGGACTATCGGTGAAACCCCCGACCTCGCTACTGGCGTCAGGCCGGGGTTGTTGCGTCAGCGGTGTGGCCCGCTGCCCGCTGCTGATTGCAGGGCTGGCCGGTCGTCTTCGTGGTGGGCTTCGAGCTTCCTACTCACAGCGTCAAACAGCATCTGTTCGCCGTGGATCACAGGTCCTTACAACATGCACGCTACAGCTCTAAATGCCCTAGCTGAGTGGGGCAGGGTGCATGAGGTCCGGCGTTCCCAACCGAAGCTATCGGGACCGCTAATTCAGTTCGGTATCTCTCCCTTTTGCCGCTGGGATTCGCGGGGCGCATTGCTTGCCAGGTCATTCGCGCGGTTCGAGCGTTTCGCTCTCGATCAGCCGTACAGGATGTTCCTGTCGTGGGCGGGCTATCTGACCCGTCTGATCGCCGGTCGCCGGTAGAGGCAATGCGGTCTGTTGGTATTTCTGTATTGCGCTGACTGTTAAAGAGCGGCGCAGCTCTCGCTGCTCGCCGGCGGTGTTCGTTGCTGGCTTGAGTTGAATTTAAGCAAGCTGAAATTAAAGCGTCAAGCATGCTGAAATAAATAATTCAGAATGCTGAAATTCAAGGCGATAAAAAACCCGCTCATTGGCGGGCTCCTTTATGCGTCGCAGTACTCGCGCCAACCGATCCTGACGGCTCCGTCTTCCAGATGCTCGACCCTTATCCCGGCGGTATCGCCAATGTCTTGGATGACCTGGTGCCAGGCTTCAGGGCTTTCGTCGTCGCGCCTGGAAACCTCCACCAACTGGATTCTCTGGACCCGGGGAGATGCGATCAAGCTTTGCAGGCGGTGGCCCACAAGCTCGTAGGAATTTCTCGGTTTGGGTGTGGGGTAGGGTGCCTGGTTCATGCCTCGCTCCTTGCGAATACTGTATGCATACACAGTATTTGCACTGACATATCTTGGCAATAGGCCGGCAGGAAGTTTCATGCATAAATGCATATTTTTAAGGGGTATTTTTCGACGGGCATGAAAAAGCCCGCGCTTGGCGGGCTTGACTGGCATCGTTTCCGGTTAGGTATGGCGGGGCACCCAATAGATGTGGCAATGAATCTCATGATTGTCGTAAAGCTTAACCGAAACAGTTTTAGCGGATTTTTCGCTTTCAAAGGGGCCGGTGATGATTGTGTTCCCATCTACCGCCAGAACGGGTATTGCCAGGTCTTCAAGCACGCCTTCAATCCGTCCTAAGTCCCCCGGATGGGCTGTTATGCGAACCGTCCAGCCTTGGAAAGCGGACTTAAGAGCCTGCTCAGTAAAGGGCGGATATTTGCCACTCACCGAATCCCTGTAGACGATCTCGCTGAAAAGCCTGGGGCCGTCGCGCATCGTGATCAGGGCTCGCTCGGCTTCTTCCTTTGTTTCAAATGGGCCGGCACCCACAGCTAGGCCAATCATAGGAACAACCGGGAGCCCGGTGCTGGCGATCGCTTCGATTGTTCGGCGCTGTTCTTCTTCGTCACGGCAGGCAGTTGATGCAACCCATCCGTTTTTCAGTTTTGGGGCGCGCGCTGGTTCAATCTCTGCCCCGCAATGCTCGCACTTCACGGCAGCTTTTCTGATTGTCTCGGCGCAGAGCGGGCAGTCGCGCAGGTCGCTAGCCCGCACGTCCTCGGAACCCCCTGACACCTCGATCCAGCCCTTACGAAGATATGAGTTCGTCAGAATGCCGCTGATGCCAATCGCATACCCGAGACTGACCACGGGGGAAACGATGAGCAGCCCAGGGCCGCCGGTTAGAAAAGAGAAGCCTCCAACCAACAACAGCCAGATAAAAAAGTGACCCCACAGCTCTTTATAGGCAAGGTAGAAAGCCCCGAAGACAATAACCGCGAGCCTCGACATCCCGCCAACACTTTCAGTGTTACCGTTTGCCGGATTCCTGAATTCTCGTTCCATCGAATCCCTCTTTTAATTGAGCCCTAACTTTACCATCCGTGGCGTACAGCCACCATTGGCAGGCAGCGAAGGGCCGACACAAGAAGCCCTGCACTTTGGGCTGCTGCGAGCAAGCATTGAGAGTTGTATCTACCCGGGCAAGTGCAAATCGCCACGATGGACTATATGCACCTTATTACCGTCCGGGTCACGCAGGTACGCGCCATAGTATCCGTTCCCATAGTGCGGGCGTGGACCTGGTGCGCCGGCATCAACTCCGCCAGCACTAAGACCTGCGGCATAGGCTTCATTCACAGCTTCCATATGTGGCGCAGAAAAGGCCGCCATGCTGCCGCTCCCTGCTCCGGCTTCATTGCGGTCATAAGGGCTGTACACATAAAAGCGAGGGAGAACGCTATCTGGCTTAATCCAGCATGCCGAAGGTGGGCCGCCATCAGGCGTTACAGGCCTACGACAGAGCCCCAAGGGGATCAGCACCGCGTCATAGAAGGTAGAGGCCTTATCAAGATCGTTTGTCCCAACGGTTACGTGACTGAACATCCTGTATTCCTACTTACGAAGGCGAGACGTTATCGTGTCATTTTGAAGGTGGGCGTGTATAGCCGTCGTCTGGTAAGTCGAGGAGGGCGGGTGTCGGCACTCCAAATCGCAGGCAAAGAAAAGCCCGCGATGGGGAGTAGCGGGCTTAAAGGGATGTTCTTTAGGAGCTGTAGTAACCATAAGCGATCAGCTGTGAAAGGTTTGTGAAAGGGTTTCGTTCAATAGGACGCAGCGATTGCCTTGGCCAACTGCCGGTCAGTCATCAAGGGTGGGCTGTATCTCGTGCGGTAATAACGCACTGCCTGTTCAAATTGGGCGCCACGAATCTCGCCGTCTGAGCCAATGAATGCGAGAGCGTCAGCCTTGGCAGGTTTGAAGTTGTTCGACGCAAGCATAGTAAGCCCGGTAGTTCCCGCAACGGTGTAGGTTGGAGCCATTAGTACAGACAGCATCGAGTTATTATAGGAGTCATCGGACCCCTCAGAGGCATGAGCGCTGATCGATAACGTTAGGGCGGCTACCAGGGTCTTCCATGAGTCCATTCTTCTATGCATCCATTGCGTTCAGAGGGCGCCACCATAGCAGAGAAGGGTTGTACCAGAAACAAGAAGCCCGGCTCTGGGCCGGGCTGATGGGTGGGACCGGACCGACGGGCTATGCGCCGATCAGTACAACCTGCTTGGCTCCGTCGGCAGCTGAAAGCACTGGAAGATAACCAACACCGACAGATCGGGCCTCACCTTCAATTTCTTCATTCAAGAGCTTGATATTCTGCCGCTGCCGAACACCTAGGGTCGGATCGTCCGATCTAGGGACCGCTGAGATTAGCACCGCAGTATCCAAACCAGTAATTTCGCGGCATCGCTGCAATTCAAAAATCCTAGCCCTAGCATCCCGGATGCTAGGACCTGGTCGAATCGGGGTCACTACGTTGAAGTGGAGTGCGGCCCGGGGAGATACGAAGCCGAACCGTACCTTTTCACCACCCGTGATTAGCACTGCATATCTCCCGAAATACTGCTCGAGATCTGGCCGTTCGTATGTGACGATATCTTTTATCTCTGTGCTGAATCGCTTCGTTACCTCCTCTGAAAGGGGGAAGTCCTGCTCCTGTGCTGAATCGAATTTATCCAGATTTGCTAAGCTTGAATACAAGAGGGCTGCTGTCCTCAAAAGTTCGGATTTTGAGTTGGCCTCTGTCGCTCGCTCCTCCCCAGCAAAAAGCCCAGAAATAGAAACCCCTAGATTTTCCAGTGATGAAGCCGACTTAGCCGCCTCGCCAAATATCTTCAACCCGAACTCTATTAGATTGATGGCTCCAGCCGCTGCGTCTTGGCCATAGAGGGCAGCCAGTACGTCATCGCGAATAATCCTGACAGCCTCCCACTGGCCTTCGTAGCAGAATAATACGCCCGCCATCAGGCGCTCTCCGGTGCCAGAAACCGGCTCCCAGAAAAGTGGCCTCCATGGATGAAGTGCTACTGATGACTGTCTATGCGATAACGTATTCATGCGCCTGATAGTAGGTCAAGAGCGGAAGGAAAGCGACTAAGCAGACGATTACCCATTACGGTCAACCTCGCGCATATATTGCGAACTGGCTCATTCACGTCAGCGATACCGAAAATGCCATCAGATGCTGCTTTAGGGGCTTCACGATCAAGCACCAACCATGCTGCAATCGCTGATTGGCTGAATGACTCTGTCACTCCCGATGCGATCGCCATCATGCATAACTTATTCGCGTCAACCATCGCCCCCTCGGCATTTCCGAGCGCATGTGCGTGATCTATCCAGGCCTCTGTTACGCCGTCCCAAAGCACATTTCCAAAGTTTCGGTCGCGATTATCAATTGCCTCGTCGATAGTCGCAGCAAGCGGGGCGGAAGGGAGGTTGCAAATCAACTTGCAGGCGACAATTAATGCGGCCTCGTACTCAGGAGTGCCCTGCTGAAGAATGTCAATGCCTAGCCGCTGAGAAAGGTTCGGATAACCTATATCGACGCTTGCGAAGGCAAAGCCTTCGTCGACTGCGACCAAGTAGGAGGGTGGGACGTTAAGGCCCCAAGCCCTTAACAACATAGCGCAAAATGCCTCGGCCACGATCTGTTCTTTAGGCCCTCGCTTAAGTATTGCAGCGAACATGGAGCCGTCGACACGCGCGGTACAGCGCATCGCGCCTGTAACTCCTATACCTATAGGTCTTTCCGTTCCCTTCACAACTTCTGCCCATTCTAGCTTCACTGCTATCCCTCGCTGCTCTTTAGGCTTGTATTTGAATTGGGAGAACTGAACGGCGCAGCCGTCCCCCTGTACATCCCTTCCCGCCTTCATCTCATCCCCGAACGCCATAGAAGTGGTTCAGCGCTATCAGTTCAATCACCGCCACGAAAACGCAGAGCACAACGAAGCCCGGGCTGAACACCCGCTTGCGATTGGATGAGCTGCCATCCGGCCAAGTGCCGTCGTAGCTTGTGAAAACCATCATGAGCGCCAGCAGAGTATAGGTCCACACCTTGCTCCAAAAGCTCTGCTCTCGCCATGAGGTCGATGGCTTTCCAAGGGCGGATGGCATCAGTAAAACTTCTGCAGCGCCTGCACAACCACGCCCACGATCCGGCAGTTCTCGTCGACGGCCTCGATGGGGTAGCTTGGATTCAGCGGCTTTAAGAACAACCGACCACCGTCGCTGACCAGCTTCTTGAATGTCGCTTCATTGCTGTCCGGAAGCTTGGCCACCACAAGCTTACCTGGTGCGACTTCAGCCTCGGTGTCTACCAGGATCAAAGTGCCCTCGGTGATGCTCTGGCCGGCGGGTGCGGTCATCGAGTCACCTTTAACTGTCAACCAGAACGCCGGGCCTTTGGAGTCGTACTCCGAAAACTCGTAGGTGTCCGAGATTCCAGCCGGGTAGGGCTCCACTGCTTCCGCCCAGGCGCCTGCGGCAACCCAGCTCACAACCGGGTAGCGGAATGATTTGGTGGGCTGGGCGGCAGGGGAGACGTTCGACTCCGTAACCTCACACTCTTCACCTTCACCAATAGCAAGCCACTCAGCCCTGAAGCCGGTTGCTTTAGCCAGGGCGTAAAGGTTCTCCGGCCTGAGGCTTTTGCTCTCACCGGTTATCCATTGAGTGACGGCCGAATTTGCAACGCCGCAAAGCGATGCAATTTCCCCTTTCTTTTTACCGCTGACCTGTATGGCGCGGGCGATGCGTTCGTGTCTTTCCATGGACTCAATATTAAGTTAACTGAATTTAAGCATGCAGTAGGTCAAAAACGCCGTTGATGCCATAACTTAAGCATGCTTAAATTGCGACAGGCTCGAACGAGGATGCGCAATGAATACGCATGAAGTCGCCGAATTCTTCGGCAGCAAGACGAAGCTGGCACTCGCTTTGGGCATCCGTCCAAGCGCAGTGACCATGTGGGGGGAAACGATTCCCGAATCCCGGCAGTACCAGATCCAAGTCCTTTCCAAGGGCAAGTTCAAGGCGACAAAGAAAGACCAAGCCGCCTGACAGGCAAGCCCTGCTGCCCATGTAGCCAGTATCGGCCCAACCGGTCTGAGAAGTAAGAAACCTGAGGTCGCTGGAGTTTTATCCAGTGGGTTTTGGAAGGGCTAAGCGGGGAGTAGGCCGGGAAGTTGGCGCTTCGGCGCTGAATTACAGGCACAAAAAAGCCGACGTACGAGGTCGGCTAATTCGATAACACTTTGTGAGGCCGATTATATGCAAACCCCGCCACATATCAATAGCTCTACCAATCTCGCGCCACGTTTTTCGCAATCTGAAAACGTGGCGCGCAATTCTGTAGTGATTCCGTTCGACTTCGACGGCGCCGCAATCCGGGTCATCACCGACAAGCTCGGAGATCCGTGGTTTGTTGCCCGCGATGTCGCCGACGCCCTCGGCTACTCCAAACCGGAGAATGCCGTGGCCCGTCACTGCAAGGCCGCGACCACTACCCCGAAACAGGGTGGTGGTTTCATGACCATCATCCCGGAGCGGGACCTGTACCGGCTGGTGATGAAGTCGAAGCTGCCAGCCGCCGAGAAGTTCGAAGAGTGGGTGGTGGGCCAGGTCCTGCCGAGCATTCGCAAGACCGGCACCTTTTCCACACAGGGCCCGAACAACTCCAAGATCGTCGGCGAGCTCGCCATCCTGGAATGCTTCGACCGTCTGCTGAAGCCTGCGAACTCAAGCAAGATGTTGATGCTGGCAAAGATCGCCGCCAATAACGGCCTGGATGCAAAGTTTCTCCCGGGCTACGCCGTTGACGCCGCGCCAGACGCTGCTGGTGGGTCTTCGATGCCTACCAAGGCAATCACCGCTCTGATCAAAGATCACGCCATTGCCAGCACGGCCTGCGCCTTCAACCTTGCATTGGAGGCCCACGGCTTCCTCAAGGTCCTCCAGCGCAAAAACTCCAAGCAGGAAATGGTGGACTTCTGGTCTGTGACCGAGAAGGGCATGGCCTACGGCAAGAACCTCACCAGCCCTCAATGCCCCCGCGAGACGCAGCCTCACTGGTACGTGGATCGCTTCATCGAATTGGCCGCAAAGGTCGGGAAGGCCTGACATGCAATACACCGTCACGATTAACCAGGTGAAGGCGCTGGAGTGGGGGCTGAATTCTCAGCAGGCCCTGCTGTTCGCCTTCGTCTACGGCTGCCCGAGCTGGACCAAGCCAATCAAGACTGGTGACGGGATCTTCTTCGCGCTGAGCAAGGCCAAGATCATCGAGGAGCTGCCGCTGCTCACTGATAAGCCGGACACCGCTTACCGCATGCTGAAGGCCCTGGAAGAGGCCGGTTTGATTGAGCTTCGCCCTGAAGCATTCCGACTCACCGAAAAAGGCTGTGAGTGGAACCCGGACCGAACGGGCCACGTCACCGCGCACCAACCGCCGGTCCTCCCGCCCCGGCGCAGGACGAAAAAGAAACCAATCCCTTCTGGCTTGCGTGCTCGCGTGTTCGCCCGCGACGGTCACGCGTGCTTGCGCTGCGGCTGCTCGGTGCTGATGCGCTTGAGGGCTGATCACGTCGTACCTGAAAGCCAAGGTGGAGAGGCTTCTTTGGGCAACCTCCAGACCCTTTGCATGTCCTGCAATAGCTGGAAGGGCGTGCGGACGATTGATTTCCGCGTGTTCGCCGGAGGTGCAGCATGAGCATGGGCCTTATGGTTGCCGCAATGAAGCTTCGCGTCGGTAATCCTCTGCGAAAGCTGGTGCTGATCAAGTTGGCCGACAACGCCAGTGACGTAGGCGAGTGCTGGCCGTCCTATCAGCATATCGCCGACCAGTGTGAGATCAGCAAGCGCTCTGTCATGAATCACATCACAGTCTTGTGTGAGGCGGGACTGTTGCGCAAGGAAATCCGGAAGGGTGGTCCGAAGGGGAATTCGTCGAACGTTTACTTCCTCACCCTCGACGGGGGTGGTGCACCTCCTGCACCAGGGGTAGCGCAGAAGATTCACCCGGGTAGTGCAGCAGGTTCACCCCCTAGTGAATCTCCTGCACCAGGGGGTAGTGCAGCAGCTGCACCCAGAATCAGTAACTCTCTTGAACCAGTCATGGAAACGGTCATTGAACCAATTACACCCCCGGCTCCCGCCGCGGTTGTGCCGGCTCAGTCCCACGGCTTGGTGCTGGTGGTTGATCGTACCGACGCTCCACGGGTCGAGATCCCCGCCGACATGCCGGGTCCCAAAGACCAGACCTGCAAAACCTTCAAGGTCTGGGCAAACTACGCCATGGCTTACCGCAAGCGCTACAGCGCCTGGCCGGTGTGGAATGCCAAGGTCGGCGGCCAGCTCGGACAGTTGGTAGACCGTCTTGGCGCCGACGTCGCCCACCACGTCGCTGCCCACTTCCTGAAAACCAGCGATGCCGCTGTGCTGCGCAAGTGCCACAGCCTCAACGAGCTACTGGCCAACGCCGAGAGCTATCACACCCAGTGGGTGACCGGGCAGCGCATCAACGGCACTACCGCCCGCCAGATGGAACGGACAGAGGCGAACCACTCCGCAGCGGAGCAGGCCGCCCAGATGGTTCTGGCCAAACGCCAAGCAGGTGACCGCAATGAATACCTTTGAAATGAATGACCAGCAGGTTGCCGGGCTGGCCGCCGCCATCTGCGCCACCGCCGAGGCCATGGGCCAGGAAATGAACCCGGGCACTGCAGCGATGATGGCTGAAGACCTCTGCGCGTATCCGGTGCCCGTCGTCAAAGCCGCATTGAAGGCCTGCCGCTTCGAGGTGAAGGGCAAGCTGGCAATGGCTGACATCCTGCAACGCGTCCAGTCCTCCGACGGGCGCCCGGGCAAGGACGAGGCCTGGGCCATCGCCATGACCACCAACGACGAATTTGAAACAGTGGTGCTGACCGACGAGATCCAGCTGGCCCTGGCTGCTGCGAAGCCCATCTTGGATGGCGGCGACAAGATCGGTGCGCGCATGGCGTTCATCGATGCCTACCAGCGTTTCGTAGGGCAGGCCCGCGAGGATGCGAAACCGGTCAACTGGCACGTGTCCGTGGGCTTCGACGCAAACCGTCGCGTGCAGGCTGTGACCAAGGCAATGGAGCTGAAGAGAATCCCGCGCGAACACGCCCAGAAGTACCTGACGGACCTGAGCGTCGAGCCGATCACTGAGGACGGTCGCACCATCGCCGGCTTGCTCACTGGCACCGTCACACGGCCAGAGCCCCAGCTTCGGCAGAAGTTGGAACTGGTGAAAAACTCGATGCTGGAAATGCGCAAGGCCAGTGCCGAACGGAAAACCGAAATGCGGATTGACGCGGCAAATGAGTTGGCGGATCGCAGGGCGCTGCTCATCAAGCAAGCTCAGGAACTGGAAGCGAAGAGGGCGGCGCCATGACCGACAAGATCAGCGTCAACTGCCAGGCCAAGCTCTCTGAGGCTATCACCAAGTTGAGCGCCATGTACCGAGACAAGAAGTTCGTGGTGGTCTCCCTGCGCGCTGGCAAAGACCGCACGCTTGACCAGAACCGGTTGTGGTTCGGGATGTACAAGCGCATCGCCGAAATGACCCAGATCGGTGACGCGGCTGACGCCCGGCGCTACTGCAAGCTGCACTTTGGCGTGCAGATCCTGCTGAACGAGGATGCAGGGTTCCAGGCCGAGTGGTATCGCGTCATGCGTCATCTGCCGTATGAAACGAAGTTGGCAATGATGGGCGAGTGTCATCTGTTCGGCCCCGACGGCTTCCCGGTGACCAGCCTGTTCAATCGCGCTCAGGGTATCAATTACACCGACCGCATCGCCGCCTATTTCACAGGCCAAGGTGTGGTTTTTACTGATCTACTCAGCAAGGAGGCTGCATGATCGCCAAGCAACCTAAACCGAAGAAGTGCAAGAACCCAGCATGCGGTATCAGCTTTCCGCCGCAGCGCCTGGGCCAGGCCGTATGCAGCCCGAAGTGCGGCCTGGCGGTCAAGGACGTGAACCAGGCCAAAGCGCGCAAGTCGCTGGCCGAGATCGGCCGCAAGGAACTGCGCGCGTCGAAGGTGAAGATCAAGACGCGCGCCCAGCACATGAAGGAAGCCCAGACAGCTTTCAACGCCTGGATTCGCGAACGGGACGTCGGTCTGCCGTGTGTGAGCTGCGGGCGGCACCACAACGGCCAATGGCACGCCGGGCACTACCGCACCGTCGGTGGCAACCCAGAGCTTCGCTTTGAGCCACTGAATGTGTGGCGCCAGTGCGCGCCGTGCAACAACCACAAATCGGGTGACATCGTGAACTACCGGCTGGAGCTGGTGAAGCGGATCGGCGCCGACAAAGTGGATTGGCTGGAAGGGCTTCATGAGCCCCAGCGCCACACCATCGAGCAGTTGCAGGCCATCAAGGCCGACTATCGAGCCAAAACTCGTGAACTCAAGAGGGCTGCAGCATGACTTATCGCAACGTTGTTTCAGCAGTAGTTCGAGCCCTCGCGGCCGAGACCATCAGTTCCGCCGGCGGCTGCGACTTTGAGCCGAAGGTGCAGTGCGCTAAGCAGAAGGGGGAGATCGTCGGCAAGGAGGCGATGTTTCTCCAAGACTGCTGGGTGTTCGGAAGGCTGCACAAGGCGCTGACCCCGGCGCACTGGCGCGCGCTGGTGGCGAAGTACTCGACGCACGAAGAGCGCAAGCACGGCGCCATTCTTGAGCTGCTGAATTCGGTGAAGTCCCCAGCGCCGAAACGGTTTCGTGAGTGCGCGGTGTTGACCTGGGCTATTCCGCAAGTGGCGGGTGCAGAGGGGAAACGCTCTGCCACAGTGCTTCCGGCGGCCTGGTACGACATCACAAATTGGGATAACGACGGCAAGCCGGAATCGACTAGGTACCGGTGGCGCTCAGGAATCCGCAAGACGCTGGATGACCAGGTAAACGAGGCGCTGACGGCCGCTCAGGAACTGCTCGACGCAGAGGGATTAATCGAAAGTTGCGCTGCGTAGCAAATCGCTATTGCAATGAGTGAGAAAGTGAGAGAGTATTTACCAATCCTGTCGATCTTGCGCGTTGAGGTTGCACAGTAAAGCCCGGCATGAAGTCGGGCTTTTTCATGTGAGGCAAAGGACGATGCGAGCTCTGTTACTTCTCGGAATGTTGCTTTCGCCTTTGGCGTTTGCCGACACAATCGAGCCTTCACATGACTGTAGCCAGCCAAGTGTTCCATACGAATTTGAAGACCAGAACGAGCGTGATCAATTCAACGCCGAGGTGGAGGAGTACAAATCCTGCATCACTGACTTCGTAGAGGAGCAGCAAGACGCTATTCGGAAACATAAGTCTGCGGCCGACGACGCCATTGAAGAGTGGAACTCGTTTGCCCGATCAACATAGCCGCTTCGTATTTCTCCAAGCCTCGCCAAGTGCGGGGCTTTTTATTGCCCAAGGAAAGGGCGATTCAGCAAAAGGAATTTGCAGATGTTGAAAGAATTCAGATGCGGTAACTGCAACCGACTTCTCGCCCGCACGGGTGGGTTTACAGAGCTCCAGATCAAATGTTCCCGATGCGGGACGTTGAATCATGTGAAGGCCACGAGCCTCGAGCAATCGCCTTTGAGCGACATGAAAGCGGAATCCTCCGCTATCAATCATTCGATTCAAAGGTGAAATATATGGCTCTTAAATTTCAGATTTTTCCGTTCACCCAAAACGGAAGCTCTGTCCTTCCTCCTCGTAACTTCATGCTCCCAGGTCAGTACCTGGAGTCTCCAAATAAGCAGTACAAGCTGATTTTTGAGGCTGATGCCAACCTTGTGCTCTACAACAATGGAGTGAGGGAGTGGGTTTCGGATAATTCCGTGCCCTACACATACGTGGATTCCAATCCGAACAAGAGCTTGGTCAGCTGTTTCTACATGCATAGCTCAGGGATCCTCATGGATCATGTGCATAACAGAATGTGGATCGCTACTACCAGCTGGATTCCGGTGCCGGACCAGGCGGGAGCACCGCTACGTGCGTTCTTGCAGCTGCAAGACGATGGCAATATCGTAATCGTAGATGGGGTTCCCACCTGGGCACGATTTGGCTTCACGCCAACTGCTGCTCCTCGGCCACGCGTGATCTATCCTGATCATGGCACCGGTCCTCTGCCAACATTCAAGGAATGGACGTGGAATAACGTCTTCTAAGGCTATAGGAGGCCCTGTGAATGTACGGAGCTTCTTTGTTGTTTCGCGTCTACTCAGGACTTCAGCATTGCCCTAGGCCTGAAGAAAGAAGGTCAAGAACCTCTCCCCATCGCCCTTGAGCGACATGCAAGCGGAATCTTCCGCGACAAATCATTCGACTCAAAAGGTGATTACACATGAGCTTTACAATGACCCCTTTCAAAAATATCGGCAGCTCCGTGCTTCCGCCGCGATACACCATGAGCGTCGGTCAGTATTTGGAATCGCCAAACAAGCGATTCCGATTGGTATTTCAAGCCGATCAGAATTTCGTTATGTACGACGGCGGAAAGGCTGTTTGGGTTGCTGACTCAACGAGCGCCTACGCCACTCAAAGCATTTATAAGTGGCAGGCGGTATCGGCCCCCGAAGTTTTTATGAACTACGGGTTGGTGGTGAATGATTACATTCACCAGCGTATTTGGGGGACTAATAACAGCGATCCGCTGGGTGGTTCTCAGGATGCCGCAGCTCAGCGATCTCACTTGCAGTTACAGGATGACGGCAACCTTGTAATTGTCGACTCGTACCCTCTTTGGACTACTAGTGGTGCACCTCTCGCCTACGATCAGCCTACATTCGTATTCCCGCCCAGCACGTATTTTGAAGTAAGCAAGGTCTATACCGTTGGTAGCTTTGGGGTTGTGTTCCAGTCCGATGGCAACCTGGTTGTCTACGGTCCAAATAACTCGATTGTTTGGGCAAGCTACACGCAGGGCAAAGGCGGTACCGCTTGCGTAATGCAGGGCGACGGCAACTTGGTGATTTACAACGCAAGCGGCGTTGCTATCTGGCATACCCATACAGGCGGAAATCCAGATGCTGTTTTGAGCCTGCAGCCTAGCGGTCGATTTACCATTACCCAAGCTCGTCCTGTGTGGGCTCGGTTTGGCTACACGCCATCAATTCGTGCTCGCAAGGTTTTCTATCCGGTCAACTCTGATCCATTGACCTATAACACCAATCCATACCCGACCCAGATCGGTGCGATTGGTTACGAGTTCTAAGCACTGAGGCTTAGATCTCTATAAGGCTCGCCAAATCGGCGGGCCTTTTCTTTTTCGGCCCCACCACACCCATAGCTTTAAGCTGGGAGTGCTGCTGGGGCTGACCTATTTCAAACATACCCCACGGAGTCGAGCGCATGGAGTATCTACAGCGCCTGCTCGACAAGATCGACAGGTTCGAATTACTGATTGCGGGCCTTGTTGGGGCTGTGATCGCCAGCTGGTGGCATAAGGACGACTTGAACGACTGGCGTGCCTGGATGATCTTTCTCATCACCGGCATGGCCTGCTCGATCTACCTCACCAGCATGGTCAGCACTTACCTCGGCGTCACCGAGCCGAAGATCGTCGCCGGTATCGGCTTCCTGCTGGGGGCATTCGGCGGCTCGCTCCTGGCGGCCATCAATCGAGCCATTAAATCCGCTGACCTCTGGGCGCTTATCCGCCAGCGGTTCGGGGGAGGCAATCCATGAATCTTGAACTGATCAACTCCATCGCCTGCGGCCTTATCGCGCTGTGGGCGGCCTGGTGCGTACTGATCGGGAAGGTGAGGGACGGCATTCTCGGGAAGCTGATCTACTCGGCCATTGCCATTAGCGGCTTTGTCGTTATGGCGCGCAGCCAGAGCATCTTCTTCGGGCCATCCACCGCCGGCCTAACGCTGCACGTCGCCCTGGCCCTGGCCGGTGCCCGGCACATCTTCATGGTCACGTACTGGAAGCCGGTTAAAGCCTGGCTGTGCCGGACGCTGAACTGCGAGCACTGCCTGCACTGTGGCAAGGCACCTGGTGGTATCGAGCGTCGGACAAAGTAATCCGCGCCACGTTTTCGAATGCGCCAAATCGTGGCGCGAGGTTTTCAGATGAGCAACGTCACCCGCCTGCGCCACGCGCTTCCGATGAGCCAGGACATCAACAAGGCCCTGGTCGATCTGGATAGCGCCATCGCCAAGGCTGTAGACGCTGCGAAGAACGCCGGGCTGCCCCAGGGCCTGATCGTTGGGTTGCTCCACGGCCACGCACACGCACAGACACACCAGATGGTGACCGTATGACCGTCAAGCTTCTGGAGTTCAAGCGCCCTTATGCTGCGCACTCAGCCGGGGAAGCCATCTGCACGCAGTGCAAGCATGAGTGGGTCGCTGTGGCGCCCGCTGGTCAGCGGAATCTGGAGTGCCCATCCTGCAGTTCGCATCGCGGCGTATTCAAGTGGCCCTATGGTCCGTCCGAAGGCGATGAGGGCTACCAGTGCAATTGCGGCTCTGACGACTTCTTTATCATGCGTCGTGGCAACCAGTCGAATGGCGCTGTGCATTGCCGTGGGTGCGGTACTGAGGCGACCGGCTGGTTCGAGTAGGAGAAATCATGGACAGGCCATGCCCGCCCGCTTCACTGCTTGAGCTGTCAGAGCTTTCCGGCTTCGGCATCCGCCTCACGCCGGCGCCTGAGGTGTGGGATTGGCTCCAAACCGAGATCCTTGCCGACACCGGCAGCATTCACAACGAAGACCATGTTCACTTACTGGATGCAGACATCCGGATCATGTGGGCGTCGGCGAGTTTCACCAAGCAGGGCCGCACAGTTTTGGGCCAGGCCGAGCAGGTAGCGTTCCGCGCCGGTGGCTGGCAGAAAGCCCGGATGGAGCAACAGATGCGTGATTGGTTCGGCGATGTGCCGGCTTTCATCATCACACTGGCTGCCGACTACTGCGCTCAGTGCAGCGACGCCGACTTCTGTGGCTTGATCGAGCATGAGCTCTATCACATCGCCCACGCCAACGATAAGTACGGCCAGCCAGCCTTCAACAAGGAGGGCGCGCCAAAGCTTGAGATGCGTGGACATGACGTCGAAGAGTTCGTCGGTGTCGTCCGCCGCTACGGTGCGAGCCCTGACGTTCAAGCGTTGGTGGATGCTGCAAACAGTCCTGCTGAGGTGGGGAAATTGAACATTGCGAGGGCCTGCGGAACCTGTCTGCTCAAGTCGGCCTGATTCCATGACAGGTATTGACGGATGACAATCATATGGCAGTACTACGAAGCGAGGTCAAAGCCTTCATCGTTCAGGCTCTGGCCTGCTTCGATACGCCATCCCAGGTGGTAGCAGCGGTCAAGACAGAATTCGGGATCGAGATCACCCGCCAGCAATGCGAAACGCACGACCCGACAAAGTTTGCCGGGCAGAAGCTCGGCAAAACCTGGGTGGACCTGTTCCACGCTGCTCGCAAGCGATTCCGTGAAGAGACAACCGATATCCCCATTGCCAATCGCGCGTACCGGCTTCGCGGTCTTGGGCGGCTGGCCGAGAAGGCTGAGAGCATGCGCAACCTTGCGCTGACTGCTCAGTTGTATGAGCAGGCCGCCAAAGAAGTGGGCGATGCCTACGTGAATCGCCGCCTTGAACCTGAAAAGCCTTTGGGCTCCCACGCTGACCAGCAGCACGCCGTTGCTGAGTACACCTTGGAGCCTGATGAGAATGTCCCCGCTACCCCGTACCTTTGACCCGCCGGTAAGGCTGACGCCCAAGCAGGCGAATATTTACTGCTGGGGTTTCCAGCCTGAGGCCCGCTTCCGTGATGCAGTTTGCGGTCGGCGGTTCGGCAAGACATTCCTGGGTAAGGCGGAGATGCGCCGCGCTGCACGGCTGGCTGCTGAGTGGGGCGTGAGCGTTGAGGATGAGATCTGGTATGGCGCGCCGACCTTCAAACAGGCCAAGCGCGTGTTTTGGCGGCGCCTGAAGCAGGCTATCCCCGAAGCATGGCGTGCACACCGCCCGAACGAGACGGAATGTTCGATCACGCTCAAGTCCGGCCACGTCATGCGGGTGGTGGGGCTCGACAACTACGACAACCTGCGGGGTTCTGGCCTGTTCTTCGTCCTAGTGGATGAGTGGGCTGACTGTCCATGGGAGGCGTGGGAAGAGGTCCTGCGCCCGATGCTTTCGACCTGCCAATACTCGATACCGGGCATCGGCATGCGAAAGGGTGGCCACGCGTTACGCATCGGCACGCCGAAGGGGTTCAATCACTGCTACGACACGTTCCTCGATGGCCGACCAGGCCATGAGCCCGATCACAAGAGTTGGCTGTACACCTCGCTCGACGGCGGAAACGTTCCGGCCGAAGAGCTGGAAGCCGCCCGCCGCAAGATGGATCCTCGGACCTTCCGGCAAGAATACGAGGCCAGCTTCGAGAACTACCAGGGCGTCGTCTACTACACGTTCAATCGTGAGGCGAACCGAACCAGCGAGACGATTAAGCGCGGCGAGGCGCTGCACATCGGCATGGACTTTAACGTCATGAAGATGGCCGCAGTGGTGCATGTCATCCGCGACGATCTGCCATTGGCCCTCAGCGAGTTCTCCGAGGTGCGCGACACGCCGGAGATGATCGAAAAGATCAAGCTTCGCTTCCCTGATCACAGCATTGCGATCTACCCAGACGCCAGTGGGCAGAACACAAGCAGCAAGAGCGCGAGCGAGTCTGACCTGTCACTGCTCAGGAAGGCCGGTTTCACCGTAGTGGTGGACACGACTAACCCGGCAGTAAAAGACCGGGTCAACGCCATGTGCGCGATGTTTGCCAACACGTATGGCGAGCACCGTTACCTGGTCAACGTCGACCAATGCCCGAAATACACGCAGTGCTTGGAACGGCAGATCTACACGGACAAGGGTGAGCCTGACAAGAAGGCCGGTTATGACCACTTGGTGGACGCCCCGGGCTACTTCATTGCCAAGCGCTACCCGATCAAAACACGCACAGGCGGAACACGCCGAATTGGAGGCTTGGCCTGATGCCAGTGCAATCTACAAATCCCGACTACGACGCGCACATCGCCGAGTGGGAGATGATGGACGACGCGCTCGAGGGTGAGTGCGCCGTTAAGCGCAGCGAGCGCAACCTGCCAAAGCCAAGCGGCATGGTCGAAGCCGAAAAGATCGACGGCGCCGGCAACAAGTACCTCTACGAGAACTACACGAACAGAGCGCAGTACGAGCACTGGGTGCGCGACTCGCTGCGGTCGATGATGGGCCTGGTCTCCCGGTTGATTCCGGAGATCGAGTTGCCCGCCGGCCTGAAGGGGCTGGAGGACAACGCCACATCTGACGGGTTCGGCCTCAAGCAGTTGTTCTTCCGCATGGTGCGCCAAGCTATTTCCCACGGCCGAGTGCCACTGGTGGTGAACATCGATGAGCACGGCGAGCCGTATTTCTCCACGTACGCCGCCCGCAACGCCATCAACTGGGATACTGCTGATCAAGGCGGCCGGCAGGACCTGGTCCTCTCGGTGTTCCGCGAGTTCCGCAAGAAGGGTGGCGATCGCTACAGTCATGACTGCGACACGGTGTTTCGTGAGTTCTTCATGCTCAACGAGGTCTGCTACACCGCCGTGCGGAATGAAGGCGGTGAACTGCTCGAGGACGAAAAGCCGCTGGGCACAACAGGAACTGACAACCGTCTGGTTAAAGGCCTGTCGTACTTGCCGGTGATCTACTGCGGCTCGACCGACAACTCCCCGGACGTCGATGAGGTGCCGTTGCTGACCATGGCGCGCGCCGCGCTGAAGTCCTACCAGTTGAGCGCTGACTACTTCACGTCGCTGCATCAGACCAGCCACCCGCAGCCGTGGGTCTCTGGCCTGGATGAGGCGGTGGAGTTGAGCGTCACCGGCCCTTCGGCAGCCTGGGATCTGGGTCCGAATGGCGAGTGCGGTTATTTGGAGTTCCAAGGCGCGGGCATTGAAGCCGTCCGCAAGGCCATGGATGACCAGAAGAATGCCGCACTTGAGGCCGGTGCGAAGGTCATGGACGTGGGCGGCACCGAGTCGGGCGAGGCGCGCAAAACACGCCAGAACGATCAGCACGCCACGCTGCACAGCATTGTCATCACGGTGGCCGAGGCGGTGGAGCAGGGCTTGCGATACGCCGCCGAGTGGAAGGGCTACGACCCCAAGCAGGTCAAGTTCAAAGTGAACCCTGAGTTCGTCAGCCCTGTGGTTGATGCCCAGGTGCTCGCCGAGCTGCTCAAGGGTGTGATGGCCGGCACGATCAGCGCCGACACCTACTGGCAGTACCTCACCACTGGCAAGCTGCCGGAACGCCCATATGAAGACGAAGCCGACCTGATCAGCGACGAGCGCGAGTCGGCCGGCATCAACTTGGACAAAGACGATGCCATCGAAAAATCTGGTGCAGGCGGACAGCCAACTGCTGGAGCAGACGACCCGCCACTCGGTAATGCTGGAGCGGCTTAAGGCCGGCGAGGTAAAAAAGTTCGAGAAGTACCTGCGCCAGATCGACAAGCTGGTGCGGGAGCAACTCACCCGCAAGGAGCTGACCACCTACAGCCGGGACCGCCTTGAGCAGTTCCTGGCCCGGGTGGACGGCAAGTTGCTGGATATCTACAAGGCCTACGGCGACCTGGTGCAGGCCGACCTGGTTGATATCGCGCTGTACGAGTCAACCTTCGAGGCTAAAAGCCTGAGCAATGCACTCTCCATCGATGCGGTGGTCCCGACCAACACGGTGATCCGTGCGGCGGTGTTCTCCTATCCGCTTCAGGTAAAGGGTATCGACGGTGGCAAGCTGCTTAAGAGCTTCGTCAGCGGCTGGACTCGCACCGAGACGATGCGCGTCACGAACACCATCCGGCTCGGCTTCGGCCAGGGCCAGACCAATGCCCAGATCATCCAGGCGATTCGCGGCACCGCGGCGCAGAACTTCACGGACGGCGTCCTGGCGGTGAGCAACCGCAACGCTGCCGCGGTTGTGCAGACGGCAATCCAGCACGTGGCTACCACGGCGCGAATGGAGACGCTGAAGGCCAACAGCGACGTGGTGCTAGGCTATCGCTGGGTGTCAACGCTTGACCGCAAGACCTCGCAGCAATGCAAGGGCCTGGATGGGATGCGTTTCGACCTGGGTAAAGGCCCGATGCCACCGGCGCACATCAACTGCCGGTCAACTACGGTGCCGACCACCAGGCTTTCGGAGATGTTCGCGAAAGACGCCACGCGCGCCTCAGTGGGCGATAACGGTGGGGCCCAGGTAGACGCAGGCCTGAATTATTACGAGTGGCTGGCGACACAACCGGCAAGCTTCCAAGATCACGCCCTTGGGCCGGTCCGGGGTAAGTTGTTCCGTGATGGTGGCCTGACGCCGGAGAAGTTCGCCAAGTTGCAGCTCGACAAATCGTTCAAGCCGCTGACGCTGGCGCAGTTGAGGGAAGCAGAGCCTGACATGTTCACCCGAGCAGGCGTTACACTCGGCGCTCAACCAGGTTGAGATAGCGCATGCAGATCATCGTTGAGGGCGGGAAGGGCAGGCCTGACGCGAATAGCTTCGTGCCGCTGGAAAAGCTGACCTTCTACCGCGACTACTACGGGTTCCGGATACCTGAAGCAGAGGCTGACCAGGTCGAACTGCTGCTGCGCGCTGCCGCCGACATCAACGGTCGTCAGTGGAAAGGGCGCAAGGCTAGGCCCGAACAGGCAATGGCCTGGCCGCGGCGCGACTGCAAGATCGAATACCAGACGCTATCCGAGACGTTCGTGCCCTTTGAGCTTGAGTGGGGACAGGTGCGGCTGGCCGTCGAGCTATACGCTGTAGAACAGGGCTTCCAGATCGAGGAGCCGACCCACTGTACCGAGCCGAACGGGCGGCGGACTCGATTGAATCGAGATACGCCAGGCCTGCGTATGCGACCGCCGCCATATGCGCCGAGCAGGACGCAGTTCGCCGATTACCTGGTGATGCGAGGTCTTGTAGTCGTGCCGAGGTAGTGGGTCTCGCCACATTTTAGTATCGCCATATGCTGCAAGGTGGCAAAGTCCAGTCCCAATAAATGGAGTTTGTGACGTGCCAAAAACAGCCAAGGAATATCTCGATACGCAACTTTCTGAAAGCCCAGAGCCTTCAGAAGGTACTGGTTCACCTTCTTTTTTCGCGATACTCAATTTTCAAGAAATTGAGCCGGGCGATGTGACCGCAAAAATGAGAGACGAAATCATCGCCTTAGCGATACCGAGATTGCACAAAGCATACCCTTGGGCGTCAACGATCCTTCCAGATCAAATGGGGATAAACCCAAGCGGTTGGCTGATGCATTTCAAAGTTACCCGGTAGATTCACCGAATACAAAACAAGACCTCGGCCATGCCGGGGTTTTTTTATGCCTGCAAAGCGGGCCGACCAAACCCAAGGGGTGCACCAATTGGCAGACGAAAACCAGATTGATCTTGAAGACCCGGCAGTTCAGACCGCCATCGCTGCAGCCGTTGAGGCTGCAACCCTGGGCCTCAAGAACAAAAACACCGAGCTTCTTGGCTCGCTCCGGACCACGAAAACTGAACTGGATGGCTTCAAGTCCCAGTTCGAAGGCCTGGACATCGCAGCCGTTAAAGGGCTGCTGACCAAGGTTGGCCAGGATGAGGAAACCAAGCTGATTGCCGAGGGCAAGCTGGACGAGGTCATCACCCGCCGCACAGAACGCCTGCGCACCGACTACGACACCAAGCTGGCCGCCGAGAAAGCCCGTGCCGACAAGGCCGAGCAATTCGCAGCCAAGTACAGCGACAAGGTGCTGGCCGATTCCATCCGCGCTGCAGCCATCAAGGCCGGCGCGCTCCCTGAGGCTGCCGAGGACATCATCCTTCGCGCCCGGGGCACTTTCAAACTCAGTGAAGACGGTGAGGCGATTGCCACCGACCGTGACGGCGAGGTCGTTTACGGGAAGGACGGGAAAACCCCGCTGTCGCCGCTCGAATGGGCGGAATCTCTGCGTGAAACAGCAACACACCTGTGGCCAAGGGCTCAGGGTGCCGGGCAGACCGGCGACAACGGTGGCAAGGCCACGAAAAAGTGGGGTGAGTACACGGAAACCGAGCGCGCTGCGATCGCCCGTGACAACCCCGAGCTCTTCAAGAAAATCCAGGCCACCAAAGGAACCTAATCCATGGCAACTACCCAACTGACCGACATTTACGTCGGCGACTACTACGCCTCGCTGGCGCCGGTTAACAGCCCGGAAAAGACCGCTGTGTATGAGTCGGGCATTGTGACCCGCTCTCCTGTGCTTGACGCGATCGCCTCCGGCAGCCAGGGCACCGCCGAGATCAGCTACTGGCAAGATCTCAACGCTGATGAGGCGCCAAACATCAGCAACGATGACCCGAACGACCAGGGCGAAGTTGGCAAAGTCACCCAGGACAGCATGCGTGCCCGCGTCCTGTACCTCAACAAAGGCTACGGCGTAACCGACCTGACTGCTGAGCTGGCCAACACTGAGCCTCAGCAGCAAATCCGGAACCGCTTCGGCACCTACTGGACCCGCCAGTGGCAGCGTTACACCCTGGGCGCGGCTCGCGGCATTATCGCCTCGAACATCGCGAACAACGGCGGTGACATGGTCATCGACGCTGGCGCGACCATCAGTGCGAACGCCTTCCAGGATGCCGCGTTTACCGCCGGCGACGCAGCCGACCAGTTCGGCGCGATCGGCGTGCACTCGGTGGTGATGAATCAGATGGTCAAGCAGGACCTCATCGAGTACCTGCGTGACTCCGACGGCAAGATCATCCTGGCCACCTACCTCGGCAAGCCAGTCTTCATGGACGACGCGCTGGTTTACGGTGCGGGCAAGTACCTGTCTGTGTTCTTCGGCCAGGGCGCTTTCGGTTACGGCGAAGGCACGCCGAAGGTTCCGGTAGAGCTCGAGCGTAAGCCGGGCGGCGGTAACGGCGGTGGTGCCGAGGTGCTGTGGGAGCGGAAGACCTACATCCTCCAGCCCGCCGGCTTCAGTTGGAAGGGCTCCGAGGCTCAGAACCTTAGCCCGACCGCGACTCAGTACGCCGCCGCTGGGAACTGGCAGCGTGTGTTCAGCCGCAAGCAGGTCCCGTTCGCCGCTGTGATCAGCGGTACCACCACGCCGTAATCCGGCCCACACAGCCTGGCGCCCGTATGGCGCCGGGATGCTTTTGAGGTGACTTATGAAAGTGATCTACACGGACAAGCCGGGCAAAGAGCGCGGCGTGTGCTACCGCCTGCTGAGCGAGTTTTTCGGCGTCATCGGCTCCGCGACCGAGGTGGTCGTTGATGGCGATGCACCGGATATCTTCGATGCTTACCAGGCCGCCGGCATCAAGGTTACCGACGGCAAGGAGCAGGAAGCCCCTGAAACCGACCCTCTCAAAATGAAGGTCCCCGAGCTGAAAGAGTGGCTGACCGCGAAGGGCATTACCTTCGACGCGACCGCCAGGAAAGAAGATCTGCAGGCCTTGGTGCCAGCGGAATAAGGACAAGCACATGACCGACTTCATCACCGTTGCCGATGTTGATGCCTCGCTGGGTCCTGACTGGGCCGGCACCGGTGATCCGGTCCTTGCTGTGACCATGGCCAATGCCTGGCTCACGGCCAAGATTAAGCGGGCTGTTCCCGATCCGGTTCCGGCCGAGATCAAAACAGCCGGCGCCCAAGTTGCCAAAGAGGCTGCGGCGGGCAAGCTGTACACAGCAACGCAGAGGGAAGTTCAGAGCAAGACGGTATCGGCTCAGTCCGGCACATCGGTGAGTAAAACGTACGTGGCGGGCTCTACCGATCAGTCGGCGGGCGTCAACTTCGCCTTGGCCCTGCTGGAGCCGTGGATCAAGCGCACCGGCGTGATGATGCTGAAGAGGATCTGACCGTGGGCATGCGTGAAGAGATCCAGGCCGACCTGGCCGAAGCGTTCGATGATCCCGATGGCCTGGCCGATGCGATCAAGCCGGTGACAGGCGTGCGCAAGGTCGCTGGCGAGTATGACCCCGATCTGGGCGGCGAAACGCCGGAGACCACTGTGACCTACTCGGGGCGCGGTGTTCTGGGCAGCTACCTGTCTAAGGAGATCGACGGCTCCCTCATCCAGACCAGCGACAAGAAGCTGCTCGTGCTGCAAAACGAGATATTCGTATCGGAGGCTGGCGTTCCGACGGCGGTACCGGCAGCACCGGCCATTGGCGATATCGTCAACGGGTTGCGGGTGATGAACGTGTCTGCGGACCCTGCTGATGCAACGTGGACGGCGCAACTGAGGAAATGACATGGCGACCCAATCCGGCAGCTTCGCTCTGAGCCTGGCGGAGTTCGCCGCTCAGACCGGTGAAGCCATCGATGCCAGCGTGCGTGAAATCATCATCGAGGTTGGCAGCAGCCTGATCCGGATGTCCCCCGTGGGTAATCCGGAGATCTGGGCGCAGAACGCCGTGGCGACCCAGTACAACAAGGCCGTCGACGATCACAACAGCGCGCTGCGCAGTGATCCGGCCAACCTCACAAAGGGTGGCAGGCTGAAGAAGGGCCGCAAGCTCAACGACGGCATGGACCTCAAGACGCCAGAGGGCTACGTCGGCGGTCGCTTCCGTGCGAACTGGCACATTTCACTCGGGGTGGTCGAGAGCGTCACCTTTGACGAGGTAGACCCAAGCGGCGCCGAGACTACCGCGGCACTGGTTGCAGCGATGAGCGACTTCACCGCCGGCCAGATGGCCTACATCATCAACAACTTGCCCTACGCGATTCCGCTGGAGTTCGGCCATTCCACCCAGGCCCCCGGCGGCATGGTCCGGGTAACCGTGGCTCGCTTTCAGCAGATCGTGCTGGAGGCCATCAGGAACAACCAGGTATGAAGTTCGAAGACGTGCCGGCTCGCCCGGTGACGCGCTACACGCTTTGCGATTGCGGCGGAAGGCTGGTGCAAGTCGAAAACGCCCCGGTAATGCTGTCGCTTCCTGCGCAGTACCTGCACCAGTGTGCCCTCTGCGGTCGTGAGCAAAGCTTGCGTGGCGTATCGCCTTCGCTTGTCTACGAGGTGACCTGATGTCACACGCAATCATCGCTTCAATCTACGAGGCCAAGCTCATCGCCTGGAACGCTGCCAGGTCGGAGAAGCTGAAAATTGTTTTCGAGAACACGGCCTACACGCCGACGGCGGGCGAGACCTACCTGCGAGCCTTCACTATCCCGGGCGACACCGCGAGCAACACGCTTGGCGGTGATCACAGGCTGTTCACAGGCGTGTTCCAAGTCAGCATCATCGCGCCGGCGGGCACCGGTAAGACCAAGACGAACCCTATAGCGGCTGAACTGACCGATCTGTTCCCGCTATACGCCAGGGAGACGAAGGGCTCGGTCACCGTGGTGACCATGTCGCCGGTCGACCCAGGCCCCGGCATCACCGGCGATTCCACCTACACCGTTCCGGTCTCGTTCTTGTACCGAGCCGACACGAACTGATCCCGCCCACTGGGCAAACCCACGAACCCGCCATTGAGCGGGTTTTTTCATATCTGCAAAGAGGAAATACCCATGGGCTACAAAATTCCGGACGGCGGCACCTTCCAGCACGGTGCCACCTATGGCCCGGACATCCCGTTTTCGGCACTGAGCAACGCGGCTGAGGCCGTGGCCACTGTGACTGGCGGCACACTGTCGGCTGGCGACATCGTGATCGTCACATCCGGCTGGACTCGCCTGGGCAACCGGGTTGTACGCGTGAAGGCGGCCACTGCCACCGCCATCACCCTCGAAGGCATCGATACCACCGACGTGCAGGTCTACCCGGCCGGCTCCGGCATCGGCTCGCTTAAGAAGGTGCTGACCTGGGTGCAGATTCCGCAAATCACTGACGTGGCTTTCGCCGGCGGCACCCAGAACTACCTGGATGTGGTGTTTCTGGAAGACAAACAGGGCCGTCAGATGCCGACTGACAAGGCGGCGGCCAGCTTGGCGCTGACCATTGCGGATGACCCGGGCCAGGCGTTCAACGCCATCCTGCGTGCAGCGGATGCCAGCCAGACCATTCAGGCTGCGCGCCTGAACCTGCCGGGGAACGACACGCTGTTCTACGGCGCCTTCACCTCCTTCTCCAACCAGCCGACTGTGTCCCGCAGCAACTTGCTGACCCGCACCGTCAACCTGGCGCTGCAGGGCGAACCGACCCGTTACCTGACTGCGGTGGCGTAACCCATGGCAAAGATCAGAATTGCCCAAAACCCGACGTTCAAGGCCTTTGTGTCGATCCCTATCGTTGGGGGGGAGCCCGAGAAAATCGAGTTCACCTTTAAGTATCGGGATCGCCCGGGGCTTGCCGCTCTGTTTGATGAGTGGAACCTGAAGCGCGATGAAGCTCGGACCGCCTTGGGCGAAAGCCCAACGCTTTCCGAAATCGTTGCTGCTGACACTGAGCAGCAGTCGCAACAGATCAAGGACCTGGTGGTCGGCTGGGGCTTCGATGACAAGTTCGACGACAAGAGCATTCGTGCGTTGGTGACGTCCTGCCAGGGCGCCGCTGAGGCGGTCGTGAATGCCTACCAGAGCGCATTCAATCAGGCCCGCTTGGGAAACTGACGGACGCCGCCCGCGCACTCTACGCGCCGGCGGCACCTGCTGAACTGATGGGTCTGTTTGGGCTTTCCCCGGGTGACCTTGAAGAAGTGACCGAGGTATGGCCCTGCAACTGGCCGGCGTTCTTCCTGTTCAACCGGATGTCGACCCAGTGGCGAGCAGGCACCGGCGGCGCTATCGGCCTCGACTACAGCGGCATCCGCGACGTAGCCAGTTTCCTTGGCATCAAGAAAAAGAAACTCGCTCAAATCTTCCCTGACCTCCAAGTGCTGGAAGGCGAAGCCCTGCGCGTCATGGCGGAGGAAAGGGAAAACAGCCCGTAACCGCGGGCACTTATTCAAGGTGAGTCGATGAACATTGCAGAACTCGGCGTCAAGATCGACTCGGCCGATGCAATCCAGGCGAAAACCAGTCTGGATGAGATGGCGAAGGCCGGCGGCCGGGCCGAGCAATCCGCCGTCAGCCTGATGAATGAAATGCAGGCGCTGGAGAAATCACTTTCCACCAGTGCCAAGACTACGCAGGACCTGGCAAAGCAGCGTGATGCGCTCACCAAGCTGACCAAGACCGGCGCCTATGGCGAGGCCGAGGCGGCGAAGATCTCGGCGCAGCTCGATAAGCAGCAAATCGCCTTGGCCAAGTCAGCGATGGATGAACAGAAGGCCCTGAACAGCCTGCTGGGTGCCATCGACCCGGCCCGCGCCGCATTGGCAAAGCTGGATACCCAGGTTGAGCAGCTGGGTAAGCACTTGGATGCGGGTCGTATCAACCAAGAGCAATACAACCAGGCCCTGAAGAAGATCGATGGCAAGTATGCCGAGATCGACAAGACGAGTTCGGCGTTTGCCGGCCTCGGCCTGAACACCAAGGCCGCCAGGCAGAACGTGGTTCAGCTGGGAAACGCTCTGGCTGAAGGCAACATCCGCGTTGCAGCGCACAACGTTCTGGAGCTGGGGACCAATGCCGGCGCTTCGGCCGTTCGGATCGCAGCCATGGCCGCGCCTATTGGGCTTGCTGTAGCAGCGGTCGGCGCGCTGGCTTATGGATTTGTTCAGGGCAGAGCCGAAACCGATAAATACAACAAGTCGCTGATCCTCACCGGCAACTATGCAGGCGTCAGTGCCGGACAGCTCGGCGATATGGCGCGCCAGGTCAGCGCTACTGTTGGCTCTACGGGGCAAGCAGCCTCTGTCCTGGCTCTGCTGGCTGACAACGGGAAGATCGCCGGTGCGAGCTTTACCGAGATCACTCAGGCCGCCGTGTCGATGCAGGAAGCGACCGGCAAGGCCGTGAGCGAGACGGTTGCCGAGTTTTCCAAGCTGGCTGACGATCCGGTCAAGGCGTCCGCCGCGCTAAACGAGCAGTACCACTACCTGACTGCCTCGGTTTACTCGCAAATCGTGGCCCTTGAGAAGCAAGGCGATCACGCCGGCGCCGTAAAGCTCGCGACCGATGCCTACGCTGATGCGATCAACGAGCGCACGCCGAAGATTCTGGCAAACCTCAGTCTTTGGGAAAAGGCCTACAACGCCGTGGCGCGCGCCGCCGACGGGATCAAGAATATTGGCCGTCGCGACATCAACGCGGATATTGAAAGTGCGAAGGCGGACCTGCTTGAAGCGCAAAACATGGACGGTTTGTTCCAAAACAAAAAGTCCAAAGACGCGCTGATTGAGTTTCGGCAAAACCGCCTGAACATGCTTGAGGACGAGAAGGCTGCTCAGGCCGATATCGCCAAGTGGGAGGGCGAACAAGCAAAGGCGCAGGGCGATGCAGTGTCGTCCATGGGTAAGATCGATGCACTCACAAAGTCTTCATGGACAAACGAGCAAAAGCGCGTCGAGGCGGTAAAGGAGTACAAGAAATGGCTGGAGGATATCCGCAAGGTCGACCCGAAAGATTCCCGGCTCAATCAGGCAACGGTCGACAAGAACATTGCCAACATCAACGACAAGTTCAAAGACCCGAAGGCCGCCGGTTCCCAGGTCGACTTAACCAGTTTCAACAACGCCAAGAACGACCTGGCAGCGATCACCGACACCTACAAAAATTACCAGAAGGAACTGGAAGCGGCTCAAAAGGCTGGCTTGCTGTCCGAGGAAGACTATCTGCTGCGGCGCCAGGCGTTGATCGGCAATCAGCTCGACCAAACCAAGGCGGCCTACGAGGCAGAGATTGCAGCGCTTGAGGCCGCCAAAGGCAAGAAGACCACGTCGGCCGCGCAAAGCATCCAGTTGGACCAGAAGATCGCTGACGCACGCGCAGGGATGGTCAAGGCGCAGAAGGATGCCGACAGTCAGCTTGAAGTGCTGGCGACCAACGAGACCGGGCGCCTGGCGAAGCAAGAGCGCGCGATCAGCACCTACGTTCAGGCACTAGGGCAGCAACAACGAGCCTTGGAGCTTGCCGGGCAGCGCGCCGTGATTGGCGTAGGCCAGGGTGACCGCCAGAACGCACTCAGCGGAGAGCTGAACAGCCAGCAAGACCGGTTTGCTCAGCAGTCGCTGGAGCTGGCCAACCAGAAGTCCGACCCATCGCGGAATATGTCGGAGGAGGAGTTCAAACGTAAGTCGCAGGCGCTCGCAGACGCGAACAAGGCCGCCACTGACCAGATCCGTCAGAACTACGCGGATGTGGAGAACGCCCAAGGCGATTGGACTAAAGGCGCGACAGCTGCTTGGGACAACTACTTGGATTCGGCTCGCAACGTCGCCGGGCAGACAAAAAGCCTGTTCGGCAATGCCTTTAGCTCCATGGAAGATGCCGTTGTCAACTTCGCCACGACTGGGAAGCTTTCCTTTGCGGACTTCACGAAATCGATTTTGGCGGATATGGCGCGTATCGCGACCCGTCAGGCGAGTTCAGCGTTGCTTGGCAGTTTGGTTGGCGCAGCGGCGAGCTACTTCGGTGGAAGCGCCGGCGGCGGCAATGGGCTGGCCGCTGGGTCTGCCGGTGCTGCATCGTCAAATCTTGGCGCATCAGCGGGCGGCTACTCGGGCTCGTACTTCCCTCAAGCATTGGGCGGCGCCTGGTCGGGCGGTGTGCAGATGTTCGCCGACGGCGGCGCCTTCACCAACTCCATCGTCAGCAAGCCTACGGCGTTCGGTATGGCCAACGGCAAAACAGGGATCGCTGGCGAGGCAGGGCCGGAGGCGATCATGCCGCTGACTCGCACGTCCAGCGGCAAGCTGGGCGTTATTGCCATTGGCGGCGGCGGTGCAGGTGCGACGCAGATCAATGTCGAGGTGCACATCGACGGCGAGGGTCACGCTTCGTCCTCGGCTGACGCCCCCGGTTACGACCTGTTCGGCAAGGAGCTGGCAGCGTTTGTTGAGCAGAAGTATCAGCAACTGCGCAACAAGGACATGGGGCAGGGCGGCGTCATCAACAAAGCAATCAAGGGGCGCTGATGGCAATCGAACGATTTACATGGGCAACGGAGAAGGGCGCGGAAGGGGAGATTGCCCAGCGCGTCCGGACCAAAAAGTTCGGCGATGGCTATGAGCAGTCGGTCGAGGACGGACTGAACAATCAGTCGGAATCCTGGCCGGTGACGTTTACCGGTATGGGCGCGCGAATCCTGGAGATCAGGAAGTTCCTCGACAGGCATAAGGGGGCAAAAGGCTTTCTCTGGACGCCGCCCCTCGGCGAGCTTGGCCTCTACAAGTGCAACGGCTACAAACCGGTTCACCGAGGCGGCCAGGTCTACGCCATCACCGCAACCTTCCAGCAAACCTTTCACCCCTGAGATAACGGCCCATGGCACTGATCACGGACATCCAGAAACTGGAGCCCGGCGGCGAAATTCGCCTATTCGAAATTGACGGGACCGAGTACGGCGCCGATTACCTGCGCTTCCACGGGCATGCCATCCCGCACACACCGGACGAACTATTGGCATACGAGGGATCGGAAGCTGATCTGCCGGCAAAGTCGATTTGGTGGCAGGGTGCCGAGTACGCGGCCTGGCCGGTGCAGATAGAAGGCATTGGCTCAAGTAGCGACGGCACGGCCACCCGGCCGACATTCGCCGCTGGCAACGTCAACGGTCGCGTGACGGCGCTGTGCCTGGCCTTCGAGGACATGCTGAAATTCAAGTTGACGGTCCGCGAGACCCTGGCCAAGTACCTGGACGCAGCCAACTTCCCCGAAGGCAACCCTACTGCTGACCCGACACAGGAAGCGCTGGAGATCTGGTACATCGACCAGAAAACCAGCGAGGACGGAGAGGCTGTAGTCTGGGAGCTTTCGTCCCCGGGCGAGATCGATAACCACGGACTGCCCGGCAGACAAATGACGACGTTCTGCCACTGGGCCATGACCAATGGTTACCGTGGGCCTGACTGCGGCTACACCGGCGCGGCCATGTTCGACGACGAGGACAACCCCACGGATGATCCGGCCAAGGATCAGTGCAAGGGCTGCCTGTCGTCCTGCAAGTTGCGATTCGGCGAGAACAATGAACTGTCATTCGGCGGATTCCCCGCTGTATCCCTCATTGCCCGGAGCTGACCATGCGCAAGCACATCATCGCGGCCATTCAGGCGCACGCAGCGGCGCAATACCCGAAAGAGTGCTGCGGCCTATTGCTGGCCGTCGGCCGGGCGCAAAAGTACTTCCCGTGCCGGAACATCGCCACGGAGCCGAACGAAGAGTTTCGGCTGGATCCCGAGGACTACGCCGCGGCGGAAGACAAGGGCGAGGTGATCGGCATTGTCCACTCGCACCCGGACGCCACCAGCCGGCCGTCACCGCACGATCTGGCCATGTGCGAGGCCACCGCCTTGCCCTGGCACATTCTGTCGTGGCCCGAGGGGGATTTGCGGACGATTACGCCAACGGGCAGCACGCCACTGCTCAAGCGGCCGTTTGTACATGGCGCCTGGGACTGCTGGCAGGTCTGCGCCGACTGGTATCAGCGTGAGTGGGGCCTTGAGTTTGAGGCCTTCCAGCGCACCGACGGCTGGTGGGAGCGCACGGAGAACGCAAGCCTGTACGAGCAGCACTACGAGGCAGCCGGCTTTGTACGCGTCGACGGGCCACAGCGCGGAGACCTGATCGTCATGCATGTCGGGCGGACGGTGCACCCTAACCATGCTGGGATCTACTTGGGCGCTGACCCGGCGTTACCTGACGAAGAGTCAGGCACCTTCGGCCCCGGCCCGTTCCTGCTGCACCACCTGTACGGCAGGCCGTCGGAGATCATTGTCTACGGTGGGCCTTGGCATGACCGGACATGCCTGATCCTCAGGCACAAAGACCGGCGCGAATCATCTGATGTGAAGGAGGCACTTCAGAGAGTTAATGGACGGTGAGTAGCAGTGGGTTCTCTTCTTCAAAGATGTTTTGCTCAGGCATATTTCTGGAGAAAAAACCCTCAAATACCACCTGGAATCTCTCCCGGCAGTCGTATAGCTGTGCTCTCTTGAGGTTACGTATTTTGTAGCCGTCATTCCGATCGAAGTGGCATCCAAATGACATGAAACAGTGGCTGAAGATGCGAAACACCTGCCAGTAGAGCTCAGGGTCGATCTCCTCTTCCTTGGCTAATTGATAGAGAGCCCACTCTAAGAGCCAGTATTCATCTTGTGCCCAGCGCGCGTGCTCGTGTAGCTGGCCATTGAATGAGTTTTCATCGTAGTCATCGCAGCGCGGGAAGTTTCTTTGAACTACAAATCGAGGGTCCATCAACACGGTTCCTTACGTCTGCGCGGCAGACGGTCCTTTATCCACACCCGATGATTAAGCTCGGAGTGCTACATGCAAATGATACAACGCTACATGCTGACCATTCACGGCCTCTTCACCATCACCGATGGCGATATCTGCGGCGCTGAAACCGAAGTCGCCATTCTGGATGAAGGTGTCGAGATTGATCGCGTGAAATTCTCCGGCAACTGCCAGAGCAATGAAGGCTACAACCGCGCATACACAGGAAAGCCGTGCCTTACCGCTGGCCTTGTGTCTGGTCCAGGGCGTATCCGATTTGAGGCAAAGGAGGCGAGCTTGCGCCTTCGCTGAACGAACCTCTCGAAAATATGGGTAGCGCCGCCCATACGGCGTTTTCGTATTGCTCCCTTGTTGGTGATAAAGTCTCGACCTTAATCGGGGGGAGGGATCCAGTGAGTATTAAATATTTCGCGGTGCTCGTCATCGCGCCTTGGCTGGCGTCGACCGCGCAGGCCGATTGGCAGAAGTCAGAAATCAAAGACGAAATGCGTGGGAAAAACACATCTGTATTCAGCCTAACGTCTAGCCCTATATCGGGCTCAGGTCCAGACGTCACCCTAAGGGTCCTGGACAAAAATGACGGCCAACCGGGAGTCATCTTTTCGGTGAAAGATGGACGAACAGAAGGATGCCCTACGGCTGACAGTTCCTATTGCAGCGTAAATGTTAAATTTGACGACGGAAAAGTCCTCGCAGAAAATTTTTCCACCACCGAAGGTACGCATTTAGTTCCTTCTGAGGTAGTTGCTTTCGCAGGTACTATAACGAAAGCCAAGAATCTCTTTGTAGAGGTCGATCTCAAGCAATACGGATTGTTACAGTATAAGTTTTCCGTGAAAGGTCTTGACGTGTTAATTGACCGCTCACCCAAAGTCAAGGTTCTTGGGTTTGAACTTGGAGAGGCATATCCGAATCTTGATATTCCTCTAACCAAATCAAAAGTTAATGGGATGGATATCTGCTACGCAGGCGAGAATATCGAGGGCGTATTTGGGCCTGACAAAGCCGAGAAGGTTCACATGTGTTTTTATGATAATGTCTTTTATAGCGCTATCGTCACGCCGGGCACGAAGCCTACATATATCGCCGGTGTGAAGTACCTAAATTCCGTGTTTGGCAAGCCGGACCCGGACTCGATTTACCCATCTTGGCCGAATACCGGTGATAAGGTTATCAAGCGCTCAACAAAGAGCGCCTCATACCTTACCTTTGAAAAAAATAAATACGGCCTCCCATTTATTATTTCTGATGAGGTTATTTCGCCATTAGTCCCGGATGCCCCCAAGCCATGAGTAGCTACAAGGTAATCATGATGTGCACTTCTGTTTTCGCGGTATCGATTGGCGCGGTGCTGCTGGCAGGTTGTACAACCCCGGGAGACCTTCAGGGCGGGAGCCCCTCCATTACCGCCTCGTCCAATAAGGCACCTAAGCAATACGCGCTCTGCGTGATGCCTAAATGGCAGGATGCACGTTCAGGCGCCACGATGACCGAAACCTCGACTGGTTATAGGCTAATCGTGGCTACTGACTCGACCACTGAGGAGCTTCTTGATGTGAACCGGTCCTCAAATGGAAGCATCGTCTCGCTGTATCAGCGATTATCCTGGGCGCCCGGCTACGGTCGATCAGCAATTGAAAAGGCAGTTCGTGACTGCCTATAACGAAGAACTACATCAAGCCGCCTACGGGCGGTTTTTTTCGCCTGGAGAAAACAATGGCAGCGCTCGCAATCGAATATCAGCCGCTCACCACCATTCTGCTTTTCGGTCAGCTACGCCAGTTTGGTCGCTCTTTCAAGCTGTCGGTCAGAACGCCCGCCGAAGCAATCAAGGCCCTCTGTGTACAGATTCCTGGCTTTGAACGGTTCTTATCGAATGCAAAGTCTCGGGGTATTGAGTTCGCAATGTTTAGAGGGAAAACGAATCTCGGAGAGGGTGAGTTGGCCTATAGCGGCGATGGTGACATTCGCATCGCGCCAGTAATAACTGGTAGCAAGCGGGCCGGTATTCTCCAGACGATCGTTGGTGTTGTGCTTCTCGCTGTGTCGTACATTTTTCCAGTCACTGCGCCATATCTGGCTCCTGCGGGCATTGGCCTTGTCGCCGGCGGCGTTATCCAGATGCTTAGCCCCCAGGCCGGCGGGCTCAAGACCAGCGCCGCGCCCGAGAACACACCCGGCTACGCCTTCGGCAGCGCGAAGAACACCACGGCATCCGGCAATCCGGTACCGCTCTGCTACGGCAAGCGTCGGGTGGGCGGGGCGATCATCAGCGCCGCCATCTACGCCGAAGATCAGATGTAAACATTCACTCGCAGAACCGCAGCCGCCCGTGAGGCGGTTTTTTATTGCCTGGAGGAAAAGATGGGCGACGACAGCAGGATCGACATCCACGGCGCCAAGGGCGGCGAGGAGAAACCAAAGATGCCAACAGAAGCCCCGGATAGCCTGCGCTCCGTAGCCATCGCCAAAATCCTGATCGCGGTGGGCGAGGGCGAATTCGAAGGCACCCCCACGGCCAAGGACATCTACCTCGACAACACGCCGCTGCAAGACCCCCAGGGCAACATGAACTTTCCGAACGTGAAGTGGGAGTGGCGCACCGGGGCTGTGGATCAGTCGTATATCCAGGGAATTCCGTCGGTCGAGAACGAGACCACGATCAGCACTGAGTTGCGCAGCGGCACCCCATGGGTACGTGCGATCACTAATACGCAGCTTTCGGCTGTGCGCGTTCGCTTCGCTTGGCCGGCGCTCCAGTCGGTGGATGCTGGCGGCAACATCAACGGTTACGCGATCGGCTACAAGGTCGAGTTGGCTACTGATGGCGGCGCATATCGGGAGGTTCTGAATGAGGCAGTGTCGGGAAAGACCACCAGCCTTTACGAGCGCACCCGCCGAATCGATTTGCCCAAGGCAACCACCGGTTGGCTGATGCGCATCACGCGACTGACGGCGAATCAGAACAACAACAAAATCTCCGACACGATGCAGATTGCCGGCTTCACAGAGGTGATCGACGCCAAGATCCGTTACCCGAACACCGCGTTGCTCTACATCGAGTTTTCCGCCGAGCAGTTCCGCAGCATCCCGGCCGTGACGGTCGAGACCAAGCTGAAAAAGATGCTGGTGCCGAGCAACTACGATCCTGTGTCTCGCTCCTACAATGGCGTTTGGGACGGCACCTTCAAGCAGGCCTGGACCGATAACCCTGTCTGGATGACCTACGACATCACGACGGCCGATCGCTTCGGCCTTGGCCGCCGCATCAAGCCATGGATGGTGGACAAGTGGGAGCTCTACCGGATTTCGCAGTACTGCGACCAGCTCGTGCCGGACGGCAAGGGTAGCCAGGAACCGCGCTTTATCTGCAACTTGAACCTGCAGAGCAAGGCTGATGCTTGGTCGCTGCTGCGCGATATCTCGGCGATCTACCGAGGGATGACCTACTGGGCCCAGGGCCAGGTGTTCACTCTGTCGGATATGCCGCGAGCCACGGACTTCGACTTCGCTTACACCCGCGCAAACGTGCTCGATGGCAAGTTCACCTATTCCAGCGCGTCGGAGCGCACCCGCTATACTCGCGCGCTGGTCAGCTACGACAACCCGCTGAACAACTACGACACCGATGTCACGGCGGTGACCGACCAAAAGCTGCAGCGGCGTTACGGCGACAATCCGCTCGAGATCAGCGCAATCGGCTGCACCCGCGAATCCGAGGCTCAGCGCCGCGGGAAGTGGGCTCTGTTGACCAACTCCAAGGACCGGGCCGTTACCTTCAAGGTCGGCCTCGATGGGCGTATTCCATTGCCGGGCTACGTAATCCCGATTGCTGACGAACTGCTCGCTGGCCGGCCAGTGGGCGGGCGCATCTCGGCGGTGAACGGCAAGGTAATCACCCTGGACCGCGACACCCAGGCCAAGCCCGGCGACCGACTGATCCTCAACCTGCCCGACGGCAAGTGCGAGGGGCGCACCGTGCAACTGGTCAGTGGCCGGCAGGTCACGGTCACCGTGGCTTACTCGGTGGCGCCCGAGCCTGAGCTGGTGTGGGCGCTGGATGCTGACGACCTGGCCATCCCGCTTTACCGCGTGGTGAGCGTGGCCCGGCCAGAGCCTGGCGTGTTCGAAATCTCGGCTGTGCAGTACGACCCGAGCAAGTTTGCGCACATCGACACCGGCGCGCGCCTGGAAGAGCGGCCAATCAGCATTATCCCGATCACCGTGGTTCCGGCGCCGGCCAGCGTCTCGCTGACTTCGAGCTACGCAGTGAATCAAGGCATTGCCATCAGCACCATGAACATCTCGTGGCCCGCCGTCACCGGCGCCGTCGCGTACGACGTGGAGTGGCGCAAGGACAGCGGCAACTGGATCAAGGTGCAGCGCACTGGTTCGACCAGCGTCGACGTCACCGGCATCTACTCGGGCGCCTACCTGGCTCGCGTGCGCTCGGTGAGCGCCTTTGAAATCTCCTCAGTCTGGAAGAGTTCGAACCTCACCAACCTGCAAGGTAAAACCGGCCTGCCTCCGGCGGTGTCGTTCCTGCGCACCACCAGCGAACTGTTCGGTATCAGCATCAAGTGGGGCTTCCCACCTGGTGCAGAAGACACCCAGCGCACCGAGCTGTGGTATGGCCCGGCGAACAACCTGGCGGCGGCTACCAAGCTGGCCGACCTGGCGTACCCGCAGGCCGACTACCGCATGCAGCAGCTGCTGGCGGGGGCTACGTTGTTCTTCTGGGCGCGCCTGGTGGACCGCACCGGCAACATAGGTCCGTTCTACCCGGTGGTGAATGGTGTGATGGGCCAGGCCAGTTCGGACGCCGGGCCGATCCTTGAACAGATCAAGGGGCAGATCGACGAAACCGCGCTTGGTAAGCACCTTAAGGACCGAATCGACCTCATTGATGGTATCGGTCCTGGTTCGGTTAATGGGCGAATCGAGGCCGCCAAGCAGGAGCTGGAGAGCCTGATTGATCAGGTGGTTGACTCGCTGCTGTACGATCCAGGCAAGGCCTACAAGGCCAACGAGATCGTACGGCTTGATCAGCACTTATATCAGGCCAAAGGCGCGGTACCAGCTGGAAACCCACCGCCCAATGCCACCTACTGGATCGATATTGGAACCGTGGCGCAGACGGTTGACGCACTGGCAACACAGGTCCAACAGAACTCGGCGATAATCGTGCAGCAGGGCAAGGACATCACCGCCCAGGCGTCCCAGCTCAATGCCGTGAAAGCCACTGTTAACGACCCGGTCACCGGCGTGAACGCCACGGCCAGCGGTTTGAGCACGCTCAAGGCCTCGGTGACCACGCTCGATGGAAAGGTGACTACGACGGCAGAGCGTGTCGAAGGTATTTACCTTCAGGTGAATCCGCCGCTCCAGGGCGATGACAGTGCACTGATGGGGGCGGAGGCGGCCTATGTGGGCGTGTGGTCTACTCAGTCGGCCCTCATCGAGGGTGACATTGTCCAGGGGCAGCGCACGGACGTTGTTGAGGTCAAGACAGCAGAAAACGCAGCATCGGTCGCTTCCGAGCAAAGAGCCCGTATCGATGCTGACGGCGCGCTGTCTACTCGGATTGATACCGTAAATGCTCAAACCTCTACCAACGCGGCAGCAGTTCAGAGCGAGATCACAGCCAGGACCAATGCCGACAAGGCACTCGGCCAGAGGATTGACACCGTTCAGGCGCAGAGCCAAAACAACTCATCTGCTGTTCAAAGTGAGATAACCGCCAGATCTGACGCTGACCAAGCACTCGGCCAGCGCATTGATACAGTTCAGTCCACGGTTGGCGGAAACACATTGGCCATCCAGACCAACGCCACGGCGATTCAAACCGTCGACGGCAAGGTCACGGCTAATTGGACTGTGCGGTTGCAGTACGAAGCTGCCACCGGCCTCTACAAGTACGCCGGGATTGGGCTTGGGCTGGAGAACGGCCCGGGCGGCCTGCAGTCGCAGTTCATCATCGACGCCGACCGATTCGCCATCGGGCAAGCCGGCATTGTGCCCTTTGCGGTACAGGGTGGGCAGACTTTCATTAAATCGGCTTTCATCCAGGACGGCACGATTACCAACGCCAAGATCGGCAACTACATCCAATCCAACAACTACGACCCGGGTAAGGCTGGTTGGAAGCTGTTCTTTGATGGCACGTTTGAAATCAATGGGGTTGTTCCTGGGCAGGGGAGATCAATGATGACAAATAGATCATTACGGTTTTGGGACAATGAAGGCGTCAAGCGGGTCCAAATTGGAGATCTAAGCGAATGAGTTCTGGCATGAGAATTTGGGGCTCCAATGGCGCCCTCCAGCTGGATGAGAATTCATTTACAGTAAGGATTGTATATTCACAAATTGTTCAGACTTCACCAGGTGGAGGTAGATTTATTGATTTGGCGGTTCCCGGATATCCAGATGTTAACCCTACTACGTATTCTGCTGTGTGTCTTCCTGTAGCACCATATGACGTTAGTGGTCAACGTACACCTATTACATATACACCTATTATTTATCCGGGTCCGCCGGGTTATGTAAGGGTTTACTTTGGCGCACCGGGCGGCGCTGCTGGGTCACCTATTGGAACAACACCTCAAAGACTTTTAGTTATGAGGTATAAGTAATGTCATTCGGGCTAACTTTTGTAAACAACAAGAATGTTGTGACTCTTGATTCTGAATTTTCCAGACTTGTAATTGTTGAATCTGGAACATGGACAACAAATAGCAGTCGGAACACACCAATATTTTTTAGCAAGCCTGTTACAACCACAGAGCCACCATTGGTGTTTGTAAGACCAAATACTCCTGGTAATTTATTCTTCTGTCAGGTGATTGGAACACCGGGTAATTGGACCGCTGTATCTTTTTCAACATCGCTTGTTGGTTTAACAGGTCAGTGGTTTTCTGCTGTGTTTAGATCAACACCAACTGCCACATATGGTTTGCGCTTATGGGATGCTAGTAACACCCTTATCTTTGATAATGGAACACCTTGTGCCCAATTCACAGGGACTGTGAACAACTGGACATATCTAGGGGTAACTCAAACTGGACAAGGTTTATACAATTTAATGTGGACACCTACTGGTGGATTTCCATTATCCAACGGTGATTATATGTTGATCAATAATATTGCCTTTGACATGCCGGGTTTGGTATCTAGACAAGGTAATATGTATGCTTATTGGGATTTCCCAAACAATAGAATGCTTTTGCAAGCGGTAGGTGTTGATTTACCGTCAGCGCAATATCTACCGATGGTTTTCGCAAAACCCTTGTCTTAATTAACTAGGAGTAATACATGGCATGGTATAAAACAGGTAACGCTGGCTGTATCGGCACGCCAATGCCTCCAAAATTTTCACAAGTTGCGACTGATAGGTTGCCGCTGCTCTTGTAATAGGGGCGGCGAGTCTACCGTTCCCTTTAATTGAAGTGGCACATTTTTATACTCTTATCGCTGATGCGATGAATATGTTACTTGGAGTTTATTATGGCAAGACAGGAAATCAACTTAGGTACAGCACCTACAGGCGCTGGTGGTGATACAACCCGGAGCACCGCCGTAAAGATAAACGCTATGACGACAGAGATCTACAACAAGTTCTCAGCAGCGAGCATTGGGGTTACCGATAATGCTACGTTTGCCGGGAATAATCTCAACCCAAATAACTTCAGGACAGGGGGACAGGTTTGGGGCCAGTTCGTGATAGCTGGGAACCTTCAAACCGGGTATCTCACTACCTACCCAGCTGACCCTTCGTCCCTTGGCCAGATGTTCATGATCGCCGGAAGCGGTGTGATATGGACGCGAATCCAAACCTCAAGCGCCTGGACGGAATGGCAAAGAACCTACAATGGGGTCAATGCATTTTTGGCCCCGGAATCAGGTGGCCTGATGAACTCCTCATCTATCGGAAATTGGCGTGTTGCTAAGTTTGCCAACGGTTTCATGACGGCTTCGAGCCCTCTAGACAACCTCGTGATGGGCGTAAACGAGTACAAAGGATTCTTTGTGCAGGCCCCTGTGTCGTTCCCTGATTGGGGGAAGTGCTCCGTAGTACTGCAGGCACAACCACAATCTTCTAACGACTGGTACGGGTTTGTTGTCAGCTCAATGCAATCGTCCAGCACTGTCAACATCGTCGCCAGGAATGGCGTGACGGCTCAGACTCTCAACGCGGTGCGCATAACGATTACGGGGTATTGGAACTAATGAAAATTAAACTATTTCCTTTCCTGACTGACGACACGATATCCGCTTCAGTTCACGGTGACATTATTGCGATCAATGGAGAGCTATACGACCTTTCAGGGATTCCTGAAGGTTACCGGCTCCCAGCCAGCGCGGTGGGCAGTGATTGGCTGTCTGTGTCCGACTTCGTTGAGCGGGTTGGTGGTGAGATAAGCCTGACACTGAAGTACCCAGTGCAGTGGGATAGCCCTGTCGATATTCGCACCCCAGATGAGCCAATCGTACTTTCCGTGACTGAAGGGGCGGTAAAATTCCCAACCGTGGAGCCAGTCAAAAATGGTTGATCTTTCAAAGCTGGAAAAGAAGAAGACGGCAGGCGACATCGCCGCAGAGTCTGCTTACACCGAAGCGGTGACCTACCTGCAGGCCACCGACTGGCAGGTGATTGCCAAATACGAGCGCAAGCGGCCGATCCCTGACGAAGTCCAGGCAAAGCGCAAGGCCGCCCTGGATATTGTGACCGACGATTCAGCAACCTGATCATAATTGATCATCCGGCTTGAATCATTAAGAACTCTCGGTAGCAACCGAGTGTTTCGTGATAGTTGCTTGTCCTCTCACAATACTTCGCAGCGGCTCCAGCCACCTATTGGCAAGCCATGAAAGGAAGTATGAAACCATCAGTATTGGTAAAAATGAGACAGCCACGAGCAGCAGACCCCGACGTTGACCGTCGAGAATGAGATAGCTCATGATGAAGCCGACGACCCAATGAAGTAAAAACATTGGATAGGCTAAGTCGCCAAGCAGCTTTCCCGACTTCTTAAAAGCGTACTGTAGATTTGAATTTGCTATCAAATAGACAAGCGCCGCGCTGCTAAATAAATTGATATAAAAGAAAGCATTGAAGGTGTTCTGTCCAAGCCCTGAGAGCGCGCCGCAAACCGTTAGGTTGATAGCCCAAACCAGAAGGGCTGTCATAGTGGCGACTTTTACAGATTTGGTTGTCAGCAGCTTTGCATAATCTCTGAAAAAGTAAATGCACGCACCAAGAGAGAAGGGCAGGAGCGCGGCGTAGAATGGGAAGTATCGTCTTGTCCAGTCCATGTCCAGCGCGAACGTAGCAATATGGTAGACCGAGGACAGGAATAGCGTAGCAATAGCTAAGTTTTTACTTCTTGCTACAAATAGCCATAGCATAAAATAATTTACAAGCTCTACCGCAACCGACCAGGTTGGCGGGACCAGCCTGAAGCTTGAGTCATAGAACTCAAAGGGAAATATCAAAATATTGCCAATCACGTCTAAGGGTCTTCCCGCGAAGGCCCATGCGTTATGATACTGACTTGGGTTTGGGATGATCGCCATCGCGATTAGTGTAATAATCACTACTGCGTAGTAAATGGGGAATAGTCGTAGGAAACGGTTTGTTGCGAAGGATGAGAAATTAAATGAGTAAGTTGTGTTCAGGATTATCGTTATTAGGTATCCGGAGATTAGATAAAATCCAAAAACAGCAAATATCCCCCAGTGCTCAACAAAGTGTATTCCATCCCCTAGGTGCGCAATGATGACTAAGGAGGCTAGGCAGAATCTAAGTATTCCGAGCATTTTAAGACCAATAGATTTTTAATTTGGTGATTGTATCTATTTGCTGACATGTCGGCCAGCCGCCCCACACCTTTTGAACACCCCACCGCTTGTAGCGGTATTTTTTTGCCTGGAGAAAGCTCAGCGCTTCAAACTTTAAAAGCCGTTACCACGAATGAAAAAATGACCGGGGAGCTTGGTCCACCAGGAAGGGGCCGGGGTGTAGCATCCGGGCTGATTGGCTGGGGTTGCATTGCAACTGACCTGAAGTCCGCCATCCTTAATGTCAGGGCCATCTTGGCGGCCGCTATGAGTTTCACAGCCGCTCAGAATGAGTACGGCTGAAAAAAGTATTCCGTATTTCATGGGGTCCATCCCTCTCCGTTCCGATAATTAACCTGAGTATATCGAAAGAGTATCGCCCGACAAGACGCGGGCTTTTTTTCGTCTGGAGAAAAGTATGCCGATCACTGAGCAGCAGTTGCTGCAGATCCTCCCGAACGCCGGCCGCCAAGCCGGCGTTTTCGTTCCTGTATTGAACACGGCCATAGGCCGCTATGGCATTGTCGGAAAGCTGCGCGGGGCCGCGTTCATCGCCCAAGTCGGGCACGAGTCGGGGCAACTGCGCTACGTGCGCGAGATCTGGGGGCCCACAACCCAGCAGGCCGGCTACGAAGGTCGCGCCGATCTGGGCAACACCGTTAAGGGGGACGGTTCGAAGTACCGTGGCCGCGGCCTGATCCAGATCACCGGCCGGGCCAACTATGCCGCGTGCGGTGAAGCACTGGGCCTGGATCTGATCAACAAGCCGGAACTGCTCGAGCTGCCCCAGCACGCGGCGATGTCTGCGGCCTGGTTCTGGTCCACCAAGGGGCTCAACACGCTAGCGGATCAGGGTGAGTTCACGAAGATCACCCGCCGCATTAACGGTGGGCTCAACGGCCTGGAAGATCGCCTGCAATTGTGGGAGCGGGCAAAAAAGGTGCTGGCATGACGCCGGTTCAGAAGCTGGCGAGCCTGGCGCTGCTGATTCTGATGCTGATGGCCGGCGCCGCGGGCGTGGCCTGGCAGGTGCAGGACTGGCGCATGGGAGAGAAGCTCGCCGAGCAGGTCGGCTTGCACAAGGATGATTTGGCCGCGATCAGCAATGCCGCAGCGGCCCAGGCCCGCGCCGATCAGGACAAACGCCTGGCCATCGAGCAGGATCTCGCGGCCCAGGATCAACAACACACTCGAGAACTATCCGATGCCCAACGCAACCAGGCTCTTTTGCGCGATCGCCTTGCTACTGCTGATGTGCGGTTGTCAGTCCTTCTCGACGCCACGGATCCAGCCAGTGGCTGCAACGTGCCTGCCGCCGCCGGCGCCGTCAGCCTGGTTCATGCAGCCCGTCGAGCCCAACTTGACCCAGCGCATGCGCAACGAATTATCGCCATCACCGACGATGGGGATAACGCCGTGATAGCGCTGCGGGCGTGCCAAGCGTATGTCAGGGCTATTGCTCGCTGATTGGCTGGATCAACTCCGGCCCCTTGTTCCTCACATTTCCCACTGCGGTGTCGACTTTGAACCACTCGAAGACTTCCGACGGCTCTCCCTGATGCAGCACCATCTGCTCGGCGCGCTCCTTGGGCGTGGCCGAGTCAAGCCATTCACGAGCCAGGTCGGGCGTCAGCACCACCGGCCGCCGGTCGTGGATGTCCACCATTCCGCCTGCGCTGTCGGCGGTGATGATCACGAACCCGTCGTGCTCGCCTGGTCCCTCATCAGCGTCGGGCGGTTGGCCGATGGCAGCGCAGAAGATGGGAGCGCCATCGCGCCGCCGGATCAGGTAGGGCTGTTTTTTGGGTCCACCTTCGTCCACCCACTCAAACCAGTTATCGATGGGCGTGATCGCCCGGTGCGGCCAGATCGCGCGGAAGAACGGTCCGTGGGCCACCTTCTCGACACGGGCATTGATCGGCGCGGCCCTGTCCTTTGCCCAGTGTGGCCGCCATCCCCAGCGCACCAGGTCGGCGTGCAGCAGGTCGCCCTGCAGGTGGAGTAGGGCGACTTGGGTTGTCGGGGCGACGTTGTAGCGTTCGAGCGGCAATTCGCCGACGGAGTTCGCCAGGGCATTAGGCATGTTCAACGCTGCCACGAAGTCGTGAATCCCCCGGTACTGTGTAAGTCTTCCGCACATGATGCTCTCCGCTTGTCGGACCTGCTGAACAGCTGGGCGCTGGCCAATCTCTACACTGTAGACACTGACCTTGGGTATTCGTCATGACGATCAACATTGAACAAATCAACGCGATGGAGGCGTGGTTCGCCTTGCGCACTGATCCTGATTTCATCTCAGCCACTCCAGAGGATCGCTATGAAGCGCGGCTATCCTTGGCAGATGATCTGCAAGAGAAAGGCCTGATCGACAGCGGCGAGTGGCGTGAGCTGGTAGAGGAAGCGCAAGCCGCGTATGTAGACGAGCTGGGCTGACGCGCCTGCTGCCAGATATTTCTCAGAGGATTTGATATGGATGGTGTAATTCTGAGCGCCAGGATCGAACGAGACGCGGATAAGCTGTTGGCACAGATTGCAAGGGCGGGCTCAATGATTGTGGCGGCCAAAGCAGGTGCTCGGGCCGACGGGTTCGTATTGGGTTTGGAGTCGGCGCGCGCGGTGGCAGATGAAACCATTGAACAGCTCTACGTCATCTTCGACACCGCAACTGAAGAACGCCTTAAAGCGCTTTCGAAGTAAGGTCCATAGCTGGGCGCTCTTGAGGCGCCTTCAGTTCCGCCAGCAGCCGCTGATTCTCCCTCAGCAAATAGTCGCGCTGTTCGGTGACCAGCTTGATGCCGAGGATAGAGGGCTCTGAGCATCGTTCTTTGAGATCATCAATTTCGATGCGGGCAACGTTGAGGCATGCCAGTGCTTCAGCTAAACGCATGGCAAGTCCGTCGCTCATCTGAACCAGCCCAGCAATATTCCGACGAGCGCCACTTAACCGCTTTAAGGTTTCGTTCAGCTCGTCCTCGAGCAGGGCGCACTGATGCTTGTACATTTCCAGAGGCGTAGGGCAGCCGAGCCACGTTGAGGTGTCTTCGTCGATAGAGTGCATGGTGAGTAAATCCGAATGCTGTATGTTCATACAGTAATCGAGATCTAAGCACGACGCGATTTCAGGCGACGAGAGGTGTTCAGTCCGGAGCCAGGAGGACTGCCAAGGTCATCTTTATAAAGTCTTGGTTGTGATCAAGGGTGTATAAGGCGCCGCGTACGTTTTCAGCCACTTCAGCGGAGCCACGCTGCTCGACCCAGTTCGATATCTCCATGATGGAAGCCTCAAGGGCCAGCTGGTTTTCGTAGAGCTTCGAGAGAAGGGGCGGTATCAGGTCTGAGTTGGGCATCGGTGTTCCTCGAAGGAGGGCACAGCGTAGTAGTGGGCGTGTCTTTTGGGTAGTTTTGTTCTGTCGGCAGGACGCCGGTGGAATTGTATTGCGGTGCAATGTATCAAATTGCGGAGCATAAATGATAAGGGCCTGCATGAAATTCATCATGCAAGCCCTTGATATCTATGGTGCCCGAACCCGGAATCGAACCGGGACGCCCTTACGAGCGGGGGATTTTAAGTCCCATGCGTCTACCAGTTTCGCCATTCGGGCGGTAGCGCGGTGCAGCAGGGTTGGGAATATATAGACCCAGGCGCTTGGATGCAAGGTCGAACGTTGTGTTTGTTGCATTCGCGCAAAGTTGAAAAAGCTTGCCAGATCAGTGGTCTACACGAGAAACCTGCCGTCGAGGCGAAGGTTTTGACACGCCACGACATGCTCCCGTCACCAGCTGACGCAGCCCTGAATTAAAGTGCGCCTGCGCGTTCCAGTCAGGTCGGCTCATGAAATTTGCATCTGATCCCATCGTCACTCAACAGTTTGAGCAACGCATACGGTTATCAAAACCGGTCGACTATCGAGCCGCGGCATCGTGCTGACAGTTTTGCCGAGATGGATTTCGAGGGTGTCGTTCTGGCGATAGGCGACGAGCGCTTGGTCCGCTTGCATCACAACGGACTGGCCGTCACTGCGAGTAACTGCTCGGCGATCCCGGCATTTCAAGTGGAGGAGGTCGAAGCTGTCCTGCTGCGGGTCAGCAGCACGCAAGTGGCCATGCCCGTGACAATTCTGCCATAGGGCAATACTTGCGCACTGCTGCAGGAACCCGACGGGAACCTGGTGAATATCTTCTCAATACCCGAACAACTCAGACAAAGTGCTGCCCGCTGAACCCGCGTGGCAAGCGCTGCAACCCGGGCAGGTCGGTCAGGCGTTGCGTCCACGCACTGCGCCAGTCGCTGGCAGCGTGGGTCTGGGGTTTGCGCGCGGAGCGGCGGGCGGCATTGCGTTGTGTGCGGCGCGCTTCTTTGTAGGCTTCGGTATTGCGGCAGGTGCGGCATTTGACTCGGTTCAGCTCGGTGCTGGACGTAAGATTGCTGCCGTGATGGCCGCAGGCTAGATGCCCGGCGACCTTGAAGTGAGTGACCAT